AGGAATGGATCGGGTATATCGGTGTGAAATCAATTTCAGGTAGCTTCTATAATATAATGGGACTCCCCATACAGAAATTATATAAGGAACTCAAAGATTTATAGCTGTATACATCTAATGTATTGTTATTATTACTTTTGCGCAACTATAGCATTTCTAATTTAATTTGCTATATTTGCGCAAATGTTTTACGAACGTTTTACGAAAAACGAAATTTGAAAATAACTGTTTTACAACGATGCCTACAGTAAAGATTATAGTTCTTAAACATCAAAAAAGAGAAGATAATACTTGGAATGTCAAGATTAGAATTACGCATGATAGGAAGTCTGCTTATATTGCAACTTCTCATTATGTTGGTATTGATCTGATTAATAAAAAGACTTTCGAGTTGAAAGAACGAAATAATCCTATTTATGATCAGTTAATGATAGACGTCCTAAAAATCAGGGAGGAGCTATCTAAGTTAGGACACACGATAGAACTGTATTCTGCAAAGGGATTGTGTGAGTTGATGAAGGAGAAACTTGCGAATAAACCTGATGGGGTGAATTTTTTTGATTTTGGCTATTCTTTTGCTGAGAAGATGCTGAAAGAAGGTAAGAGAACTGGGGAAAACTATCGTATTGCTGTGCATAAGTTTGAGGAATTTATAGGCAACAGGAATTTACAGTTTTCTGATATAACTTCATCCGTATTGATGAAGTATGATGAATATTTGAGAGGTTTGCATTCAAAACGTGGTATCGGGAACATTTCTGATTCGGGAGTCCGGTTGTATACTTCTAAAATACAGGCTATATTTAATAGGGCTAAATTGGAGTATAATGATGAAGATTTAGGAGTCATACGTATTGCTAACAATCCATTTGCAAAATATAAGATTCCGAAAAATCCAATAACTAGAAAGCGTTCGTTAACCGTTGAACAAATACGGGCAATAAAATCTTATCGTGTTCCCGATAATATGACGGGAGTAATGCTAGCTAGAGATGTGTTTATTATGTCTTTTATCATGGTTGGAATGAACTCTGTAGATATGTACTATGTGGGTGTGCCTAATAATGGACGATTAGAATATGAACGTAGAAAAACTATGAACAGACGTGATGACCGGGCTTTTATCTCAATTAAGGTTGAACCTGAGTTATTGCCGTATTTAGAGAGATATAAAGATTCATTAGGAGATCGTGCGTTTAACTTTTTTGTGAGATATTCTACACATAAACAGTTTGTTCATAAGGTTAATGCTCATTTGAAAAAAGTAGGAGATGAATTAGGAATACCGGATTTGACTCTTTATGCAGCTCGCCATTCATGGGCTACTATTGCCCGAAATGATTGTGGAATATCTTTGGATGATGTCGCCATGTGTTTGAATCATAAATCGGGTCATGATGTCACCGACACCTATATAAAGAAAGATTGGAGTATTATAGATCGTAATAATAGAAAAGTCATAGATTACGTATTGGGAGAATATAAATAGCCCGTCTAAAAACGGGCTATCTGTTGGTCTTATGTATTATATTTGATGTTTGCATAGATGGTAGTTTGTTGTATATTACATATTTTTACAACAAAAAAACTATGATATCTATTTGGGCATTCATTTTATCTATCATTGCGATTCTAGCTATTATTAATATCGCATATTATATTCATACTATGCAAGTTCGCAATCCATATTTAACGGATGAACAGGTGCGAACGATTAATCAATTGAATCGTCAAAGAACACCACTTTTTCGACGTTTGATGTTAGCATTGGTGTTCCTCTTATCACGCCTCGGTTAGGAGTGCATGTATAATATGTATTTTCAGCTCTTAGAATAGCAATAACTGGTTCATTGTTGCTGGTAGAGATTTCTCCCACAGTCTCGGTTATTGTTCTTCCATTATGATTAAAAGTTATACTGTATATTTTTGAATCAGATACAAAAAATCCCAGTGAATTAAGGTACTTCTTAATGTTACTATATATAGGCTCTGGCTCTTTAAAGTCAGGGATAAATAATTTTATATTTGAACGTTCTTGCATTTTGTTATTTATTAATATAGCCCGTTTTTTAGACGGACTATTTATTGGTATTACATATTCTTTTTAACAAGATCAACATATCCGGGGAAGTCTCCGGGATTATTATAAAGTTTCTTTGGATCATTCGTCATCTGAATTATTTCCCAGTTTGGCGAAATATATATAAGGTACTCGTCCAAGATTACAGCTCCTAATTTATTCTTACCTCTAAATTTATACTTGTATAAATAGGCTACATCTTCATTGACTTTATCGCCCATCGCATTTTGAATAGAATCTATTCCAATAAGTATTATACTATCTTTAGTTATTGAAGAAGAATAATCTAATCCATAATTGGATGCCCCTTTATTGTTTTCAATGCTTTTTTGGAAGTATTCTTTTCGATAGTTGATATTATCAATATACTTTATAGTATCAATGGCTTCCGCAGAAACAAACTCATAGCTAGACCAATCATTCATTTCTGTTTTCAGTTTGGCTTCTACTACTTCTCTTACTTTTTTCTCGTTTTGATTACCTGATCCCCCACATGAACAAAGTGCAGTGATTGCACATACTAATAAAATGATCTTTTTCATAAGCTTATTTTCTTTTGGTTGGTGATTTTCTTGTATGAGGTCGTACATAAGTTCCATCTTTTCTATAATATCCTTTTACTTGTACTCGACCTGTACCAGTGGAACGTGAAGGTGAATATGAGGATTTTGTCTTGATTGATTCTGTAAAATCTATTCTTTTTCCTTTAAAGTAATAGGTGGAATCTGTAGAGTTAAAAGTTAGATGTTTTATATCTTTAGAGGATATTTGTATAGGGTTTGATAAATTATAAGTTCCACAAATATATCCTTTATGACTTCAATATTGGGCTTTTTTTACAGTGCTACGACTCTCTTTGATAACTATATGTTTTCCTTTAGGAACATACATATAAGGAAGAAAATTATCTTTTGTAGGTTGTAAATCTATTTTAGATTCTGTTTGATATATATAATATTTACCTGATGAACATCCCGTCATTAATATGGTAAAAATTAATATTAAGAATAATATCTTTTTCATAAGCTAGTTTTTTGATTATCCGATTTTGTTTGATTGTGTGAATTTAAATACTCTACTGCCTTTTGGTACTTTTCATTAAATTCATTCATCTTTTTATTATATATCACTGTGTCTTTAAATAATTCAAAGTCTTCTTTAATATGTGCTTTCTCTGTTTCTGCATTTTCTATAATATCTTTATAATACTCTATGTTCTGTTGTTCAACGACAGAGCGCCATAAGAATATAGGGACCAGTAAAAACAATGAGAGTAAAATATATAATATGCCTGCTTTTATTAGTGATTTTCGCTCGGAAGGATTACAAGGTACTTTTATTCTTATATCTTGTTTTACATGTCCGTTCAGCCTGCGCCCATCTTTATATCTTCTATCTGGTACAAATTGTGCAACTAAAACAGATTTCTTCATGAATACTGTTTTTTGAAAAAATTTCATGATACCAAATATGAATATAATAATAGAAGGTACTACTAAAATAGCAAAAAATAAAGAAACAATATAGAGTACTATTTTAATGCCAGCGTTATATCTAAATAAAGATACTTGAAACCCTTCTGCTTCTGCTCTTAATCTTAATTCTTCGGGGGAGATGACCTCATTGGTTGATTCATCGAAAAATTGGTTATGTGTATTTTTTCCGATACCTCTTATTGGGGTACTATGTGCATTCCCATAAATAGAGTTACTTATCACTTTCCCTCCATCTCGTCCCACTTGATTCACAGCAGACCGTATAAACCCTTTTGCTAAATCTTCAGTAAAATTTCCCATTAAATTTATTGCTATTTTTTATGTTGCCAACAGTAGATGCTTCCTTTTTCTGCATTACGTTTACATTGGTCTCCATCTTTAGTTATTGCCTGACATCTTTGGTTGTCGTCTTCATCACTACATGCTTGCAAAAATGTTGGTAATAAAAAGATTGAAATTAATAGCAGTGCCTTTTTCATAATCTTGTGTTTTAATTAATTTAATATTCGATTGTTATTCTTATTTTATCTTCTTCTAGGTCTAACTGATTCTATAACATTGAAAATCTGTTTTACATCGCACAAATCAATAACTCGATCAGGGTACATATCATTTAATGAATGAATAGTAATAGTGTGATTTTCCACATCATGATCTATAATGCGCTTAACTATGATTCCATCGGTGTGCACTATAACGAAATCCCATTTGCGAAGATGTAATTTGGAAGTTGCCCAAAGGTATGGAGCGATTTCACGACAGTAAAGTCTATCGCCTTCTAGATAGCTTTCTTCGGTTCCATTATTCATACTATCTCCTTTGACCTCAAAGGCTATATAATTTCCATGTCCTTCTTTATCTACTATAAATGGTATTTTAGGTAATTGCTCCATGTAAGATGCGTCTGTGTATCCATCTAAATAACCCGCATAAGCGAATTGATTAACTAACGGGATATAAACCACGTCTTGTTGGATGGGCGTAGCTTCATTATATTGGGGTGTATTATTGGTAGTTTTGAGCATTTCGCCTTCTCCTGTAAGTAGCCAAGTAGGATTTACGTCAGGAATTTTAGACAGTATTTTATCTAAAACACTTTTTCCGATTCCTCTTTTTCCACTAACCCATCCACTTGTAGTAGATGTTTTCTCATTCATGAAATTAGCAAATTCCATGTTATTATCATGGAAAAAGTATTTTCTTACTTCTTTAATCCTTTCAAATACTTCCATATTACAGGTTGAAGATTCGCATTATTGTTAATAAAACTTTTATTTGCGAATTAAATTCGCATAAAATTTGCACGATTCGCAAAAGTGCGTATCTTTGCAACATCAAACAACATCCAACACCACAAAGGTGCAAAGTTTGAGCGAGAAAAGCAAATTTTTTACATAACTAAAAATAGGTAAGACGATGAACGCATTTACATTTTTGACAGAAAACGGAAAATTCAATAACAGTGAGATAATGAAACACGCTCACATCTTGAAAGCGTATCGTCGTATCTCTTTGAGTGAAGCCTTGAAACAGGCTTGGTTTCTGGCAAAGAGACAGCAAAGAGAATACAGAGAGATTGAAGAGGAAAAGAAGTCTTTCAAGCCGGCATTCAATGCAAGCAAGGGAAACGTATTGAAAGCGTTCTTTGCCGGAAATCATGCTGATTATGTAAATCGTGATAGTTCATGGAGGTAATTATGAATACAGAACAGATTAACGACAAATTGGCTTTCCTTCATCAATACGTGAAGGATTTGGAGGGAAGAGACGAAAAGACCGTTCAGTTATTGACCTCTTTTAATAAGCCAAAGGAATGGATCATGAATTACCTCTTCAATTTGGTTAGTGAATACGAATCCCTGTTAGGTTAGAATCTACGAAAGAAGCGAGCGAAACGCTTTCGGGGAGCATTGATTAGTTCTTTGACATATTGGTTCATACGAAAAGAAATTCAACCGTAGCAGAAATGCCGAGACCGGGTTGAAGGTTCGAATTAGTAGCGCATATCACTTGGAAGTCCGAAAAAACGTCTTTATCAGTAAGCATATAGCAGTTAGGCGAGCTATAACGCTATCTAAGTGATTCAACATATAGCCCGTACAGACAGTTGCACTGTTTGCGTGATGTCTTGATCGGATCAAGGTACGGGCGCAAACTTTTAATCCAAATAGTTATGTTTAATATTATAAGAAAACACAGAGAAAAGAAATTAAGAGAAAGGTGTATTAAATATGCATTAAGAATCTCTAATGTGTATACAACTCATTCTTTAATTGATGCGGCAGATAATATTTATAATTATATCAGTAGGCATGAAAGACAATGATGATGTTATTATCATACATATAAAAATAATCATTTTTATATTGGGTTTTATAGCGGGTATATTATTAGGCAAATAATATTTTAATGGTTTTTACTATGTGGGTGTACAGTCTGCGAAGATAGTACACCTTTATTCGTTTGAATTTCGATAAGTCCTGTATCTGACGTGGTACAGGCAAATGGATAAGTGGCGGAATTGGTAGACGCTTAGTTTGATAATACGGCTGACTAGCCTCGAAGCAAGAAAGACGATCGGGGAAGTCAGAACCACAATTGAAACGTACAAACGAAATCTTGCAAATCCCGGTTCAACTCCGGGCTTATCCACAAATAATCAAATAATTAATCTTATGGCAAATAAAAGACTAGAAGTAATCACGGAAAATGTGCTTCGTACTAGAGGGATAAAAGTATCAAAATACCCAGAAAGTGTTTCTAATGGACTTGATGAAATGGAAATTGGGCAAGTTTTTGGTTTCTTACCTAAAAATCCCAATGTACTGAACTCTACAATTAGTAGAAAAAGAAGAGCCTCGTGGAATTGTAAAGAATGGGATGTATTAGGAATAGATCCATTAAATAAAATCTGTTTTGTTAAACGTACATTGTAATGGAACCTTTATCTCAATGTGAGTACCAAGTAGCCCATGAAGTAGCAAAAGGTCATACTCCTGATGAAATAGCGGATTTACTTAAAAAGTCGGTTTGGACGATAAAAGCGCAAATACGGGACATTCATAAGAAACTAGGCATTAATAACAATGTCGAGCTTACTTTATATATTCTATGTGATAGGGCAAAAAGAAATTTCGATTTGAAAGAAATACGAAAGCATGGAATTGAATTTTTCTTCTCTGTATGGTTCTTCATATTAGCTATAACTCCTAATTTCCAAATGGACATGAGAAGGTTAAGAATGCAACGTAAAGTGAGAATGTCGGCACGTACAATGGGCGCAAGAAGGAATAATAATGATTTGATAATAACTAGCATGAATTATGCAGCATAATAAACATTACTATGAAAAAGTTGATAATTAATATTATACTAATTAACATCTTGGCTTTACCCTGCATCCTTACTTTTAATGATGTAAATCAAGATACAGGAGAATGGAATTATACTATTAATCTGATAGGCATTGTATATTCAGTTTGGTTTTATAATTGTATTTTAAAACGAATATTTAAACCGTTAATATAGAAAGGGGATTTTATGATGCGAACCTTACCAGAAGAATTAATTTATAATTTGATAGATTTTGCAAGAGGAATGGGACGTAGGGAAGAACGGATCAACTCCTTTAAAGAATCTCAATTTATATCTCAAAATCAGGCGCATATTCGGTATGGCAAAGGAAATGTTACTAAATGGGTTAAAGCTGGCATAGTGAAGAAATATAAAGATGCTGATGGAAAGTTACGTTCCAGTGTACGATATGATGTGCTTGAACTTGAATCAGCTGCATTTAAATGTAATTATATGAAAGATCTTTCTCCATTAGCCAAAGCAGAAATGAGAGAAATTATTGTCAACAAGTAATTAATTAACCCAATGCCGGATTTAAAGGAGTCCGTAGAGTGCAAGCCTCTGTATTTGAGTTATACATGTTCTAATCCTAGTGTCCGTTGGTTCGGTATCTAGGAACAAAATTTTGTCGTTTAAATTCATTTTTGGAAGCGTCGGTTCGTGAGGATAGGCGCTTTATTTATTTCGATTAACCACTTTAATAATATATATAGTTATGAAAAAAGTAATTGTAAGAGGAGATCGTTCCGGTGTATTTTTCGGAGAGTTAGTAGAAAGAAATGGTAGTGAGGTTAAGCTCGCAAATTGTCGTAGGTTGTGGTATTGGGATGGTGCTGCTAGTATATCTCAATTAGCTGTTAATGGTACGACTAACCCATCTGAATGCAAATTCACAGTTACGGTTCCAGAGATAGAGATTCTGGATGTGATTGAAATTATCCCGTGTTCGGATAAAGCTGTAAAATCTATTGAAAGTGTACCGGTATGGGCAAGGTAATGGAAGATAGAATAAAACAGTTTCTAAATATTGGCGATGGCTCTGGCGATGGCTCTGGCGATGGCTCTGGCTCTGGCTATGGCTCTGGCTCTGGCGATGGCTCTGGCGATGGCTATGGCGATGGCTATGGCTATGGCGATGGCGATGGCGATGGCTATGGCGATGGCTATGGCGATGGCTCTGGCGATGGCTCTGGCTCTGGCTCTGGCTCTGGCGATGGCTGTGGCTCTGGCTCTGGCTCTGGCGATGGCTATGGCGATGGCTCTGGCTCTGGCGATGGCTATGGCGATGGCTCTGGCTCTGGCGATGGCTCTGGCTCTGGCGATGGCTATGGCGATGGCTATGGCGATGGCGATGGCTATGGCGATGGCTGTGGCTATGGCTCTGGCTATGGCTCTGGCTCTGGCCATGGCTATGGCGTAAAATCCATAAATGGAAATCCTATTTATGTAGTAGATAATATACCTACTATTATCACAAATGTAAAAGGTAATATCGCAAAAGGTTTTATCCTTCATTCTGACTTATCTCTTACTCCCTGTTTTATAGTAAAAGAGAATAATCAATTTTCTCATGGTAATACTCTACATGAGGCATTTGAATCTTTGCAAGAAAAGCTTTATGATGATAGTACAGAAGAGGAAAGGATCCTTAAGTTTAAAGAACATTTCTCTGACTTTTCTAAAAAGTATTCTGCTAAAGACTTGTTTATATGGCATCATGTACTCACTGGGAGTTGCAAGGCTGGAAGAGAAGCTTTTTGCATGGATAAAGGTATAGATGTAGACAATGATAGGTTTACCGTCTATGAGTTTATAGAACTGACTAAAAATTCGTATGGCGGTGATATTATCCGCAGACTATCTTAACTTAATCCCGGTTTGCTTTGATCGGCACTCCGGGAGCAATTTAAACCACTTTAAATAATATAAGATATGGGACTTATTAAGAAACCTAACGAGCTGACCGTTAAGACTACATTGTCAGCACTGATTTATGGCCAACCAGGTATGGGTAAAACAACACTTGCATTAAGTGCTCCTAATCCTGTATTGTTTGATTACGACGGTGGTATTCACCGTGTAAATGCAGCTCATCGTGTCCCTACTGTCCAAATAACCAGTTGGGAAGAAACGAATGAAGTATTATCCTCCGAGGAAATAAAAGAATTCGATACTATTGTTATTGATACAGCGGGCAAAATGCTTTCTTTCATGGATAAATTCATTATGCAAACCAATCCTAAAATGAAGAAAGCGGATGGAACATTGTCTCTTCAAGGGTATGGAGTTCGGAAAAATATGTTCATTAATTTTGTGAATCAGGTTTCTCTTATGGGAAAATCTGTGATATTCGTAGCTCATGAGCGTGAAGAAAAGAATGGGGATGATAAACAGATTCGTCCAGAAATTGGTGGTTCATCTGCAGGAGATTTAATAAAAGAACTTGATCTGGTCGGGTATATGGAAGCTATAGGAAAAGATCGAACTATATCTTTTGATCCATGTGAAAAGTTTTATGGTAAAAATACTTGTAATCTTCCATCACGTATAAAAATACCTGTCATTATTGATTCTTCCGGGCAAATAACAGGAAAGAATGATTTTATGACAAATGTTATTCTTACATATAAGGAGTATCAAGCAAAACAAACTGAATTATCATCTGTATATGATACAGTGGTTGATGCAATCCGTGATACTGTGGAGCAGGTTACAGACCAGGTTTCCGCCAATGAAGCAAGAACGGCTATCTTAAATATGACACATGTCTTTGATAGTAAATTACGTGGTAGTATCCTACTTAATGAAAAATGTAAGAAACTAGGTTTGAAATTTAACAAAGCATCGAATCTATATGAACCTGCGGCCTAAGTATAAACTATATCCGACGCTACTTGATAAATTCACTCAATATCTAAGAGTAGACGAACAAGTTGAAAGTTTTTGGAATATTGATGCTGAAACAGGAGAATATAAGAAGAGCCCGGAACAGATAGAGGAAGAACTAAAACAAAGCCTATTAGATGCCATAAATCGTGTTCCCTTTGAAAGTGAAGCATCAGATAAGGGTACGGCTTTTAATGCCATCATAGATTGTTATATTCATAAGAAAAACCATATTCCTAATGAGCGTGAACCATATACTATAATTGGAGATAAAGAAACCAATATTATTCAGGTTGATTTTCCTGCCACAGATATATCTCCAGAAAGACATTTCCTCTTTGATAGGATCTGGTGTATTGAACAGTCGGAATATTTTGCTAACGCCTTGTCTCAAGTATTGGTTTCTGCAATACTTCCCACCTGTTATGGAGAAGTGGAATTATATGGATATATAGATGAGTTAATAAGGGATGTTGTTTATGATATTAAATCTACCTCTAATTATCAATTTGGAAAGTATGAACATGGATGGCAAAGACATGTATATCCATATTGTTTAATTGCATCCGGTCAAATGGATAATATTAAGGCTTTTGAATATACTGCTTTCCATTTAAAAGGCGGAACTAGTCGGAATCCCCTGATAACCGGTGTTCGTTATCCTGAATATTATACATATAATCATGAGCAGACAGTTAAGTTGCTTACCGCTCATGTTGAACGGTTTATAGAATTCATAGAGGAAAATCGGGACTATATTATAGATAAAAAAATATTTGGTTTGGAATGATTTTCGATTTGAAGAATGAATATCAAATACCCAAGTTCAAAGAGTATGTAAACAAGCTGTTTAGTGAACGTGCGGTGGTGGAAGTGAAAAAGAAACTTCCTAACCGCACGCTTGCCCAAAACAGCTACTTACATCTTCTTTTAGGATATTTCGGTAGTGAGTACGGTTGTAGCCTTGACGAAGCCAAAATTGACTTCTATAAGAGAACTTGCAACCGTGATTTGTTTGAACGCAAAACGATCAACAAGAAAGGTGAAGAAGTAACTTATTTACGCAGTTCGGCAGAACTGACAACAGGGGAAATGACTTTATCTATTGAGCGTTTTCGTAATTGGAGCACGGCACAGGCAGATATTTATCTACCGGCTGCTAATGAACATCAAATGTTGGTATATGCCCAGCAAGAAATTGAACGTAACAAAGAATTTATTTAATCATTTTATTTTATGGACAAATTTTTAGGTCAAGAAATCCCCGAAAAGGATAGATGGCAGTTCTTACAGGACAATGCCGATGCAGTGGAAGAGATTGGCTATACTCATCGCTTTACACCGGATGAGTTGGCTCAAAAGAAAGAATCTCTTGCTGAAACCTCAATTCAAATTAATGATATTGAGATAGAGAAAAAAGAAGCAATGGAAGCATTTAAGGCAGATCTAAAGCCTTTGAATGAAAGGAAACAGGAACTTCTTGAAAATATAAAGAAAGGCTCTGAATATGTTGAAAATGAAGAGTGTGTGAAAATTCTCTATCATGAAGAAAAGATGGCCGGGTATTACAACAAACTTGGTGAGCTGGTTTATTCCCGTCCTATCATGCCGCAGGAAATGCAAAGAACAATTTTTAATATTAACCGTAAAACAGGAACAGAATCATGAGCGAAAACAAATTAAACGTGGTTGTACCGAAAGATTATAATGGCACGCCTATTGAAGTAGTATTGAGAGAGGGTGAAGCACCCGTAGTACTCGACCCAAAAGAACCGGAAAGAGTAGTTATCAGTGGGACTATCGACACTCCTTTCAGATGGTTGGAAAAGCGCATTGAATTAATCAACCAGAAAGCGTCGAACATCATTGTAAACCGTGATGTGATGGGGATAGCATTGACGGTTGACGAAACGAACTATTACCAATCAGACATCAGAGGTGAACTGAAAACCTCCAAAGAAATGATGGAGTTCGGCATCAATACCGAAAAGAAATGGGAACCTATTAAGTTGTCCAAGTTCTTAAAGATGCACCGTGCTTTCTTTACCGATAAATCGCAAAATATGATGCTTGTTTCTACTTTGAAAAACTTCAAGGCAAAAGTAAACCAAGACATCGAACGCAGTAAGGAGGAAAATGGCAGTAAGGTGGATAACTACTCACAGGTGGTTGATTCCAATCTTCCAAAATCTTTCAAACTAAACATCCCTCTTTTCAAAGGTTTTGCCTGTGAAGAGATAGAAGTCGAAATTTACGCTGATGTGGACGGTCGGGATGTTTCTTTATCTCTTGTGTCTGCCGGTGCGAATGAGGCCATCGAGGAATACAAGAATAAAGTCATTGATGAACAGTTGGAGCAGATCAGACAGATTGCACCGGATATTGTAATTATAGAAGTATAAGATGGTTGGTGGTATGGCGGAATTGGTAGACGCTGACAACTCTTAGTAGACTTGGTTACGATGTTATGAAAACTGGGCATCATTGTAAAACGAACCAATCCAGTGTTACACGGAAGATGTAGAAGATTGCCAAGCATTGCAGGTTCGAATCCTGCTGCCACCACAAACTAAAATTATAAACAATGCCGTATTACATTAAACGAACCAAAGCTAAGAAAAAAGACAAGCCTTTACCTCTGTTTGATAAAGCAGGGGTAACAGTAAAGAAGAAGCCGGATTTGAAAGCTAAACTTGATAAGGAGTTCTCTCTCTTTATCCGGCTTCGTGATTGTATGCCGAACGGATATTTTCGCTGTATCAGTTGCGGACAGATAAAACCGTTTGAGCAAGCCGATTGCGGGCACTACTTCAGTCGTACACATTTGGCGACACGGTTTGATGAGAATAACTGCCATGCCGAATGCCGTCACTGCAATAGGTTCAAAGCTGATCATCTGGAAGGATATCGGGTGAATCTGATAGCCAAAATCGGGCAACAGAAATTTGACTTGCTGAAAGTGAAAGCTGCTGGTACTTCTAAGATGTCAGATTTTGAGTACGAGCAACTAATTAAGTATTACAAAGCACTCAGTAAAAAACTACGAAAGGAGAAAGGAATATGAGTTTCGTACTTCGAGATTATCAACAACAAGCATCCGATAAAGCCGTAGCGTTCTTTAATGACAAACTAAAGAAAACCAACGCCATTATGGTTTTGCCGACTGGATCAGGCAAATCGCTTATCATTGCTGATATTGCCAACCGGTTAGACGGACATACCTTGGTGTTTCAGCCCTCGAAAGAAATTTTAGAGCAAAACTTCAAAAAGCTATGTTCATACGGTGTGCTTGATTGCTCCATCTATTCAGCCTCTTTCAACTCAAAGGAGATAAGCCGGATAACCTTTGCCACCATCGGCAGCGTAAAAGGACATCCCGAACTATTTGCACACTTCAAGAACGTGATAATAGATGAGTGTCACTTAGTGAATCCAAAGGAAGGAATGTACAAAGACTTTCTTTCTATATTGAAATGCAAGGTTCTTGGATTAACAGCTACGCCTTATCGGTTATCATCTAGTCGTAATTTCGGTTCTATGCTGAAATTCATCACCCGGACAAAGCCTCATGTTTTTTCAGAGGTCATTTACCATGTACAGGTATCAACCCTATTAGATATGGGCTACTTGGCGAAGCTAAACTATTATCCTATGAATCCTTCAGGATGGAATGAACTTAACCTGAAAGTAAATACCACCGGTGCCGACTATACGGATAAGTCAGTTCAAAGAGAATATGAACGGATAGACTTCTACGGTTATCTCGTCCATATTGTCCAAAGACTGATGAATCCCAAAGCAGGTGGTAAGAGAAAAGGCATTTTAGTATTTACTCGGTTCTTGAAAGAAGCAGAACGGTTAACGATGTCAATACCTGGTTGCGCTATTGTATCCGGTGACACTCCAAAAGCCACTCGTGAAATGATCCTCCAACATTTCAAAACAGGGGAAATACCAGTAGTGGCGAATGTCGGAGTATTGACTACGGGTTTTGATTATCCGGAACTTGACACTGTTGTTATGGCACGTCCTACGATGTCACTTGCTATGTGGTATCAGATAGTCGGTCGGGCTATCCGCCCCCATCCTTCCAAAGAATGTGGCTGGATTGTGGATTTATGTGGTAACATCAAACGTTTTGGCGAAGTCTCTGATTTACGGTTGTTTGATAGCGGTAATGGTAAATGGGTAGTTTGCTCTAAAGGAAGACAATTAACAAACGTGAGATTCTAACTATGGACGAAGGATTTTTGAGGCTAAGCCGCAGGTTTTTCTCGAATGAAATGTGGAAGGTAGCCCGTGAGTTTTCGGAGTGCGAAGCGTGGCTTGACTTGATTCAGTCAGCACGATTTGAGGCAACCGACAAGGCGTACAGCGAACTCATCGGAGGTCGGGAAATCTCTTATTCAAGAGGTCAATATCCAGCATCTATATCGTTTTTGATGAAGCGTTGGCAATGGTCTGAAAAGAAAGTACGCTATTTCCTTGCCAAACTGAAAAAGAGAGGCATGATAACGACTTGTAACAAACAAGGCATGACTGTGATAACTTTATGCAACTATGATGAGTATAATCCTGTCAAAGGCCAGGATGAGGACATAGGTAGGGGCATAGATAACAACAAAGAAATCAGTGAGTTAAACAATGCTTTGGGCGAGCTAAGGGCAGAGCTAAGGGCAACTGCTGAAAAAATGGCTAAAAAAATGGAAGAATTGGGGCAGGCTAGGGGCAATAAGAAGAAGAAAGATAAAGAAATAGATAATAATAATCCCCCCATACCCCCCGAGGGGGAGGGGATAAATATAAAATCTCGTTCTGTTTTTGAATCTTATGTGAAATCGACTTTTGACACAGATTACTATTGGACCGAGAAAGACGCTGGATCAATGAGTAAACTTCTTAAGAAGATTAGTTTTTCCCGGAATCAGAAAGGTATGCCTGTTGATGATGATTCTCTATTGTACGCTCTTCAAAGTTTGTTATCATCAATACACGATGATTGGATATTGAAGAATTTTAGCGTAGCTATAATTAACTCAAAATATAACGAAATTGTAAATCAAGCAAGAAATGGAAACAAGGATAAGGCCGGTAACTCCGATTCCGATAGGAAAGCTGTTATCCGCACAACTGCCACCTACAACATTGATAAATGACAAGAAGAGACGAGCAGAAGTGTTTGCTGAATGCTGCCGCTTTGTTTGTCCGGGATTTAAAGTTGAAGGGGCTTTTAGAAAGATAATGAATGATATATTTCTCTATGCAGAAGGTGATTCGGGGGCTGGGAAAGGCCTTTTGCTAACAGGAGATTACGGGACCGGTAAATCAACTATAATGCAAATTCTAAATAAATACTTATGGTTTATTGGAGGACGTGATGCCGGGGATTATCCCATTGGAGGATTCAGAATTGATTCCGCCTCTTATGTTGCTACTGGGTTCTCGATGAAAGGACGGGATTATTTGGAGCTGTATACTTACAATGGTGGAATTCCTAGGACGATCTGTTTTGATGAATTAGGAAGGGAGCCCGTTCCTTCTAAGCATTTTGGCACGGAGTTGAATGTTATGCAGTATATTCTTCAATGTCGATATGAATTGAGATACGAGTGTAAAACTCATATAACGACCAATCTTTCTATAGAAGAGATTCAGGATCGATATGGTGCGTATATCGCTGATCGCATTAATGAAATGTTTAATGTAATCGAATTGAAAGGATCTTCCCGCAGATGAGAATACTCCTAAACATCCTCCTTCTCCTAGGAGTGAACATCTTATTTTACCTGGTGGTGTATGCGATAGCAGACTACCTGATGGATAATATTAATTAAACCTTGCAAGTTCTTGAAGGATTATCAAGGATTTGCGAAAGACAATTAGATAACGAATAACTATAAAGAAACATCTATGCTTAAAACAGACAACTTCTTTGTTCAATTTGAAATAGACAACGTTTTATTCACAGAGACCTTCAGATTAGCTTACCGGACAGAGGAATATAAAAAATATTGGCTTGATGGCATTCTCGACAAATCGCATTGTCATTATCAACAAGCTCAAATGGAAGCTGCAAAGGCTTTGGGTGAACGTAAGAGATGTATTAAGATAGTTACTCTGTTTAAAACAGTAGAAGGTTAACGTAAAACAATTTAGAAAGGAATTAATATGGAAGGAGATTTATATGCAGTATGCGAACTAACGCCTGAACAACAAAGAGCTTTTAATAGACTAAAAAAGGCGTATAAAGACTGTGAAAAGGCAGGAATTTACTTTGCTAACAATTACGGTGATTTGATGGCTTTTAATAAAAAACTTGTGGCAGGATATGGAGATATGATGATGCATGCCGATGGAGAATATGAGGTAGTACTTGATTCTGGTTGTCCTGCTGAATCTATGCGAATTGCTAATGAATGGGCTGATGATACTCATGTATTAGGTTTAACTAAAAAAGGCATGAAATTATATTTGCAGGAAGAAGATTAATTCAATAAAAGATAGATATGAGCATAAAGATAAGTAAAGAGGCGTATGAGAAACTAATCAAGGAAGATTTAGACTTTCTCAATGAACATTGTCCGGAGAGCTTGGAATTAGATCATATTAAAGCAATTATTCGCAGTTCCATCGACTGGAATTATCCGAAAAAGGCTAAGAACATGTGCGTTAAAGATAAAACAAAGGTTTGCAATTTATGTCATGAATGCGATGTAGATGTGCTGAATCCGAGCTATTAATTGATGTGTAAAAAAAGAATCGAAAGGAGAAATAATTATGCCAACAACATTAAGAGAAACCTATCCAACAGCCAAGAAAGAGCATATATGTGAATTTTGTGCTTGCAAGATACAGCCGGGACAAAAGTATGTCCGTCAGACAAATATTTATGATGGGACTGTGTATGATTTCGTCACACATCAAGAATGTAAAGAAGTAGCTCATGAATTGAGAATGTACGATGGTTGTGATGATAGTGGGCTAGATGGAGAATCTTTTCGTGAAGAATTGGATTCATACGTATATGCCAATCATTATGACGAATACACCGATGATGTTTATACTGGTTGGCAGTTGAATCGCTATGAGATAGCGAAAAAGGTATTGAACGAACTTAAACAAGATAGATAATGAAGAAAATAACAAATGTGACTACTGTTTTCAGGTGTCTTAAGCCATATCGAAATTGGTATAATATTATGAGCCAAGATGGTTTCTATGATATTAACGTCATCATTGTCGGCAAATTAGAGCTATTAAAGCTAATTATTGCTTTGATAAAACTATTGATTTTCAACAAAAGGACTGTCATTAAAAGATACAGAAAGGACGAATAACAAAATGGATATAGTACCTATTATAACAAAAGATAATCTTTCTAAGGAACAGATAGAATATCTGCAAAAGCAGCAAACAGAATATAAATTGGTAAATAAGATTAAGAGGGAACCAGGGCATATCTTATTCTCTTTTAATCGAAAAACAGGGGAAATCAAGAGGGCTTCTATTATACACAAGGTTGCTATTGGTTTGAATGGGCTTCCTGTAACCAAAACTGAAACGGTTATAGAACCTGATTGTTATTATGACCAAGCCTTGAATGAAAAGAATTTTAGAAAGAAATTGAAGAGAATTGGATTGTTAAGTATTTAACCGACTTAAAAACGAATAATTATGGGATTTACAACAGCAGCGTTTATTAGACGCAACACACCGGAGCTTCGAAAGAAGTTGGAGGAGTTGGGATATAGATTGTCTGGGGCGGAACTTAACGAAGATTTATGTATTTTCACTGAACCCGAATACGGTCTATATAGTGTTGAGTTTTTCAGTAACATTCCACATCCTGACGAAACCGATAGTGTTGATTGCGGAACTAACGAAGAACTTTTCTTGGCAATAGCTGCATTAAGGGATGATACAGATGATAACCAGTGGTTTACCGATGGAAATGATAGGTTCTTATGCCGATATCTGAAAGTTGGCATGCACTACCAAGACATGCCAGAAATCTTGTTTGAAAAATGGTATAAGGCTACCGTAGAAGAGCTAATCGAACACTTTAAAGAAAAGGAGGAATAAAATGAATCGTACAATAAAATTCAGAGGGAAAAGCATATACGGTGATGGATGGCTGCTTGGCTCCCTTATTAAGATTGAAGAGGATAGATACGCTGTTATTCCGAATCTAAATGATATCGAAATAGGGAAAAGCATCGGCATGTATGAGGTTTATCCCGAAACCGTAGGTCAATTCACCGGGCTACTTGACAAGGACGGAAAGGAAATTTACGAAGGGGATATTCTTCACACTATTACATTTGGTTTTAATCCAGAAGAATATACAGCTATTATCCTATATCGTAATTGTAGTTTTCAACTTTCTAATGGTCGAAATTTATTCTATTTCGGGCAATCTGATCTTACAAAAATGGATGATACTATCGTGATTGGAAATATCTACGATAACCCAGATTTAATCAAGGAGGAATAGCCATGCCAATAAGCGAAGTTATGAACCAAGCAGACAGCAACCTACTGGCGGAATGTATGAAGGAAGCCATGAAAGTGGAATTCCTGGACACCAGTGAAGAGATAAAGTTATGGGCTTATTCCTTGTATAATGCGAAAATATGGGGAAAGAACACAAAGTAAAAGAGCGTCACCCGAACCACCAGATAGACGCCCTTCCCTAATTCATAGTACAAATATACTATTTACTTTTAAATAATCGTACTATGTTTTCAGAAATATCAGAGTTAAAATCTATCAGAGAGCAGAAATCCAGATTGTCGGAAAGAGAGTCTGAATTATCTGCTCCTATTATGTCAGATCTGGATTATATTCCATCCATATATAAATGGTTTTGCGAAATACAGGATTTTAGGGATTGTCCGGGAAATAAGGATAGCGTTCATATCAGAAAGAAGTTTATATTTATTATTCTTTTCCTTTATGCTCCCAGTGTATTGGCCGGTGGAAGAATGCCAAAAGGACTTCGGGATAAGATTGCCGAATCGGTAAATATCAGCGATAAAACATTTATTTCCCACAATATCGAAACTGTGGTTGTTCTCTACAATAATTATAAGGACTTTCGGAAGGATATAGAGTATATTTACACTGGAATTGTATCTCGGTTGAAAGACAATGGTATAATAGATAAGGTATGATAAAAAGAGAAAACATAGTAATATCTAAAGTGTATCCCAATGATGGGCAAATAGCGGGATTACCGAAGAATCCTAGACTTATCAAAGGAGAAAGATTTCGTAAGCTTTGTAAATCAATAAAAGAGCTTCCCGAAATGACAGAAGCAAGGGATATTCTTGTTTACCCATATAACGGTGGATACATTGTAATTGGGGGAAATATGCGTTTGCATGCTTACAGGCATTTAGGATGGAAAGAAGTGCCATGCTGTATTTTACCGGAAGATATGCCAGTAGAAAAGCTTCGTCAAATGCTTATTCAGGATAATAATCCCTTCGGAGAGACAGACTGGGATATGATTGCCAATGAATGGGACGGCAAAGAGCTTGATGATTGGGGATTTGAGGTGTGGCAGGAGCCGGAACAAAAGTCTTCAGAGCGTAGTTCAGAGGAACAACAGGAAGAAGAAAGCGAAGAGGATATAGAAAAGGCTGATTTCTACGATATGATGCTTGGTGACAGGATATATGACAGCAATAATGATTTTGACATTCCTAATTTAAGGGCGGACGAACAGCCAGTAAGCGGTCTTGTAATTCCTTTATCAGCATGGGGCGCTGATACCAGGCAGAAGAAAGGAATATCCACCTATCATTTCTATGTGGAGGATTACCGATTTGAAGCAATATGGAAAGACCCGACAACTGTTCTTAATAGCGGATGTGAGGCTGTCATAGAGCCGAACTTGTCTTTGTTCGACACAACCCCTGTTGCCTACGGATTACATCAAATATACAAAAAGAGGTGGATTTCCAGATATTGGCAAGAATGTGGTGTGAAGGTGTGGGCTGATTTGAATGTGGCAAAGAAGTTTCAAAAGTGGAATCGTTTAGGTGTTCCTGACGGGTATAACGCTTTTGCGACCCGTGGATATTCTGACAGGCAGGAGTATTTAAAAGAAGAAATTCAGATTGCTCGTGAAATATCGGGAAAGGATATTCCTAATATGATAGTTTACGGTGGTGGAGATAAAATAAAAGATATATGCGTGCAAAACAGCATTATATATGTCGAACAGTTTATGGCTAACAGAGTTAAGAAAGGAGATTGAAATGGCTAAAACAAGTGGAGGGATTAGAGGACGTGATAGAATCAGAAGCGGAGTAGATGCAAAGAAAGCAATGCACCGCTTAATTAGGACTTATGGGAATGCTAATCGGGATAGAATATATAAAGCAACTAGGACAGTTATGGATAATCTATCGAGAAATACCGGTTATCCAGTTGAAGTATTGATGCTTAATCCAACATTATCGGGGAGTACCTTAAGACGAAGGAGGAAAAGATAATGGCAAAGACATCAGGAGGAATTAGGGGGGGCAGTGCAAAATCTTCCCGTAGAACTGGGCCGGGATTTACCGAACCTATTCAGGGGCCTACAAAAGCGAGTTCCAATGCAACAGAGATTCAATATGTATTTATTGACAAGATAACGGGAAATGAGTCTAACGGTTATATTAGTTCTGATGTTGCGAAAAAGGCGATAAAACAAGCCGAAAGAAGCGATAAAGATGCTGGTATATATGAACCTGATAATTATTATATTCAACGAATAGAAGTAATGAAAGGGACTAATCGCTCTAGTAAGTACAGAGGGTGGTAATTTATAATAATAAAGCAAGTAGAAAACGGTTTGTAAACGGTTTGAAATGGCAAATAAGAATATAGCTAAAGATGGAAAGAAAACAAGATTTACGAGCGAAAACCAGCCTCTAAACAGAGGCCGGAAGCCTAAGCTATATACTATTGCAAAAAAAGCCTATAATATATCCTATGACGAATGGAAGGAGGTTGTAGTGTATGTTATGCAATGTACCAAAAAAGAGGTTGAGGATATTATAGATAAAGATGATACCCCCATGTGGGTCATTAATATTTGCAGAGCATTATATAAAGATTCCGGCAAAGGTTCTATCGCTACGTTAAAGGAACTGACCGAAAAGTTATGGGGAAAGCCCATGCAAGAGACAAAGCCCGAAGATGCCAATATACCTACCAATATAGACCACGGTATTAGTATTGATTCCTGGATTAAAGACAAGCTGAAATGATAGTACCTCAAGAAATTTACCATCCATTATACACTGATACGGATAAATTCATTATTCTTATCACCGGTGGTCGTGGCTCCGGCAAATCCTTTAATGCTTCCACCTTTATTGAACGGTTGACCTTTGAAATGACTCCGGTAGGAAAGATAGTGCATCAGGTTCTCTACACCCGCTACACGATGGTTTCCGCTGGTATGTCTATCATCCCCGAAATGATGGAGAAGATAGATTTGGACGGTACCACGAAATATTTCAAGACTACCAAGACGGATATAGTCAATAAGATGACTAAGAGCCGTATCATGTTTCGGGGCATTAAAACCTCTTCCGGTAATCAGACGGCAAAACTAAAATCTATTCAGGGGATTACTACTTTCGTCTGTGATGAAGCGGAAGAGTGGACGAATGAGGAAGAGTTCGATAAAATAATGCTCTCTATCCGTAAAAAGGGGATTCAGAACCGGATTATCATCATAATGAACCCGTGTGATTCCAATCACTTCATCTACAAGAAATACATTGAGAAAACCCATAAGCTTGTAGAGATTGACGGAGTGCAGGTGCAAGTCTCTACTCATCCGAATGTTCTTCATATCCACACCACCTATTTTGATAATTTGGAGAATCTTTCACCGGAGTTTCTGAAAGAGGTTGAGGATATGAAAGTAAATGATCCGGATAAATATGCTCATGTGGTTATCGGACGATGGGCTGACGTGGCAGAAGGTGCTGTATTCAAAAAATGGGGCATTGTTGATGAGTTCCCGATTTGGTGCAAAAAGGTTGCTTTTGGGCAAGATTTCGGGTATACTCATGACCCGTCCGCCTCTATTCGTTGCGGAATTATTGATAATGCTCTGTATTTGGATGAAGTGGATTACCGGACCGGGCTTCTTTCCTCTGACATCATTAAAACGCTTCGTCCATGGGGATTGAAGGTTATAGCCGATAGTGCTGACCCACGGTTGATTCAAGAAATACACAATGGAGGGATAAAAATATATCCTGTCGAAAAGGGAGCGGGTTCTATTAACGCAGGTATAGACAAAATGAAGACCATGGAGATTTTTGTAACTAAACGTTCATACAATCTTCAGAAAGAACTACGGAAATATGTGTGGGCTAAAGATAAAGATGGGAACTATATAAATGAACCGGAAGATCATGATAACCACGCTATCGATGCAGCCCGTTATTATGTATTGGGTGAGCTTCTTGGTAAAATTCAGAAACCTAAAGATTATTCGGGGATTTTTGGACGTTAAAAATATATCAATATGACATTAGAAGAGATTTTAGCATTAGAAGATGTAGATCAGAAGATCGAATATTTGAAGAAAGGGCGTAAAACAGAGGAACCCAATACCGGTGAAAACTGGAAGGATTGGAATGCTGATTTGCATGAAATCATTGTGGATAAAGAAAAATACCCGGACATCGAAGTTGTTGAAGAGAAGGAAAGGGAAGAATGGAATGATAGTACCGGTCAAAGCACTACTATCCCAGCTAAAAAACGTACAGAGCCGTGCAACCGTATATCTATCCCGCTGGAGCAAGATATCACCAATATTCAAACAGCATTTACAGTAGGGGTTGAGCCTAAGATGGATTGCGCTCCGTCCAATGAGGATGAAAAAGGGTTATTTTATGCTATCCAACAAGTACTGAAGAAGAATAAAATAAAGTACCAGAATAAACGTATAGTCCGTTCATGGCTTTCTGAACAGGAATGTGCCGAATACTGGTATGCAGTCAAAGATGATTCGTTCTGGACTAAATTCTGGAATAAAATACAGAAGGCTTTCGGGGGAAGTGTAAGACCGCAAAATAAGCTCCGCAGCGTAATATGGTCGCCATTCAGGGGAGATAAACTTTATCCTTTCTTCGATGATGCCGGAGATTTGGTTGCCTTCTCACGTGAATATAAAAAGAAAGACCTGGACGATGTAGAAATAGTATGCTTTCAAACTGTTACCGCTACCCATGTTTACCAGTGGGAAAATACGAATGGGTGGGAAGCAGTAGAGGAGAAGTCTTTCAGGCATGGGTTTAAAAAGCTCCCTGTTTTATATGGTTATCGCCCGGAAACTTACTGCCATAAGATAAAGACTATACGTGTACGCATAGAGAAGATATTATCAAGCTATGCCGATTGTATAGACTACCACTTCTTTCCGTATTTAATGCTCTTTGGGGACGTGTCAGGCTTTACAGGGAAGAAACGCAACAGAATCATACAATTGACCGGAGATAAGGCAAACGCTCAATATCTGACCTGGAATCAGGTTCCTGATACGGTTAAATTGGAACTCGAAGGACTTACTAACAGGGCATACGACCTGACGAATACCCCACGTATATCACCGCAAGAGTTGAAAGGTCTTGGAAATGCCATTTCGGGGAAAGCGTTCAGGTATATTTTTATGGGTGCGCACATGGCGGTATCTAATCATGCGGAAGTAATTGGGGAGTTCTTTCAACGGAGGGTAAACTTCTTGGTATCAGCTTTGGCGGATATTAACCCATCCGAATTTGACAAGGCGTCCCAGACTATTGATATTGATGTGGATTTGGTTCCATATATGATTGATGATATTGACGAACGGGTAAAAACGGCAGTTAGTGCAATAGATGGTAAAGTATGGTCCCGGAGAGAGGGTATTTTGTTTGCCGGTAATGCCGAAAGGGTGGATGAAGTCCTGAAAGAGATTGAGGAGGAAGAACAGAAAGAATCTTCTGAATCAGTCAAAAAGGACAATTTTTAGGGTGTGTGGTCGGAAAAATTCTGATGGTTATACAAAAATCATAGGAAAAATAGAACAAAATATTTAATAATATGAACGATTTAGTATTTAAAGGTGAGAACAACCAAGCGCTAACAAGTAGCTTGTTGGTGGCTGAAAAGTTCGGGAAAGAGCATAAACATGTTTTAGATGCTATTAGGGAACTTATACAGGGGTGTGCCGAAAATTCGGCTGACCCCATGTTTGTTGAAACTATTTATGTTAACGAACAAAATAAGCAAGAATACCCAATGTTTATAATGAATCGTGACGGTTTTACTTTGCTGGCTATGGGATTTACAGGGAAAAAGGCTATGCGCTTTAAACTTGATTATATTGCAGCTTTCAATGCGATGGAAAAAGCTCTAAAGGAAAAGCTGAAGCCATTATCCCAACTTGAAATACTGGTCCAGTCCGCACAAGCTTTGCTTGAACAAAGCAAACGGATTGAAAACGTAGAAAAGAGACTGGACGCGATGGAACAGGAGAGAGAAGAAAACGGGAAGTTGTTGTTAGCGGTTGCTGTTTCATCTGAAAAGGTACCGGAAATTTCTCTTCGTGATAAGATCCGCCAACTGGTGAACAAATATGCTTCGGCAACCAACACTAGACAACAGGACGTTTGGCACAAGGTTTATGAGCAATTATATTACCTCTATCACATTTCTATTAGTAACTACAAGAAGAAGTTCAAGGGAGAAACAAAACTTGAAATAGCGGAAAGAAATAATATCTTGGATAAGGTTTACGCCATTATCTCAAATATGGTCCGGGAGCGAAACGTTGCATGAGTACAGACATAAAGAAAGGGCAGCCTTAAAGCTACCCTTTCCTGCTGATTGGCGTCAACTAATGTGCCAGGCCGAAGCCCCCTGACTACTCTATTTCTTGTTAATAAGCTCTTGTAGCATCTTGTTCGTCTCTACAGCTAACGAAGTCATTAGAAAGCCATCCTTGCACATCTCATGTACTTGACCGAATATCCGCCTTAGATTCGATTCCATGCTTTCTTTCGGGTTGTACGCAACTTCTTCCTTTCCGTAGGGTATCAATCCACCGTAAGTGTTTCCGTGCTTCTTGCGACCGCTGGCGAGCGTTTGTTGCAATGATTGGTTGAACTCCTTCACCTGTTTTCTGACGATGCGTTCTGCGTACTTGGTGCAACGCTCGGATCGGAGCTTTTCTTCCATTTCGTTGAAGGCGTTGATGTAGGCTTCCTTGAACTGGGCGGCTACCTTTCCGGTGAAGCCCATGGCGAGGAAGGTGAAGCCGTCACGGGTCATGTAGTACATGGGGAGTTCTTTCTTTACATTATTGCATAACTCATTGATATACAAACAGGGCGCAAAATTGCGCTCTGTGAAATTGGCACTACACTCCAATCCTCTAATCGCTTTCAGTACATCTTTGTGTGCCTTCCTAAAGTAATCCGCAACCACCAAAGAAGAGGTCACGGCTTGACCGTTTTTCGCTTCTACCAAATCAATCCTATCGGTAGACCATAATTCCAAACTTCTTGTTTCCATAATGATTTTATTTAATGTGTTGATACTATCGTGTCGCTCTTGCTTAGCACATGAAAAACCTGTCGTTATCATCACCGAACATCTTATATCCGGCAAGCAGGCATAATACAATGATTGTAATTTCTGGCATATTCGTATATTTTAATGGTTAATCTCCTACGTAATGAGCACCGTATCTTCCAGTACTAGCCGTATAGTAAGCCGATGCCGGTATGCTCTTATTATTGTACCCCTTATCCATTGTAGCCTTAGCAGCGTTGCTCATGGCTTCATGTCTTTCCGCCAAGAACTGATCCGTTCTAGCCTTTACCGCTTCCGATGAGCAGTATTCTTGCAATTTTGCAAGGCTCCAAGCTGATTTCAGACATTCGGAGAACGTTCTTTCGTTGCCGGCACGTTTGTAAGAGCGCCAAGCGGATTTCATTATTTGGGATAAGTTGTAACGTTTCATAATCGTATGTATGCTAGTCGTTAAACATTTAGTTTTATTATTACGATGCAAATATAACTACGATTATAACACAAACAAACCTTATAAGGTTAATAAATGCTAATTTGATATACTCGAAGTATGTTTTCAAGCAAAGAATAATAACTAATGCTATAATTTTGTATATTTGCAAGCAATAAACTATAAGTATAATTATGAAGTTACGAATATTGGATATCTGCAAGCAAGCAGGAATAACTCAAAAAGAGTTAGCGGAAAGAATAGGGTTATCGGCTGTGGGTTTATCTAAAGCAATCAATGGTAATCCTACTAAAGATACATTGGAAAAGATAGCCAATGCCCTAAACGTGAGAATTACTGAACTATTCGAGGAACCAACCAATATAAACGGCTACATCGAATTAGATGGAACTATCCACAAAGTTTCGAGTAAGGAGGATATTAAAAAGTTAGCGGAAAAACTATAAACCAAATAAAAAGGAGGTAATTATGGGAATGCAAAGTAAAACTTTCAAGGAAGAAGAAAAAAAAGTCGTAAATCAAGCTACAAACAAAGGTGTGTCTTGGGAAGTAATAGCAGAAATACGTGCTAAATATCATAATGATTTTAATCAAGATAGATCCCGTTTTGAATCGTTTAAAGAACAAGTCGAAAACCTATCGAAGGATAAGTGATAAAAAGTGAAGGTCGGAGAAATCCGGCTTTTCTTCATTTATAATCCCTTTTTTCAAATTACCTAGTTGCCGTATTAAATAGATACGGGGATTTTCATGTGTTGAAATCAGAAAGGTATTGCAAAACTTGTATTTTATTTTTGATTTTTGTACGTTTGCGCATTGTATAACATAAAACACACATAGCATGGGATTATTCAATTTATTTAAAGGTAAACAGGATATACCTCCTAAAAGAGATATAAAAGATTTCTTTTCGATTGATATAAATAATCTTTTTCAATATAATCCAGTATACTCTCATACAGAAACAAGCCCGTATGGAAATGAAGTAAAACATTATACACTACGCTTAAAAAAGTTAGAACTTGGAATTTTCTATGAAGCTGAAATATTAGAAGTCGCAGAAAATGAATTAAATGTCATATTTAAAGGGAGAAGTAACCTTTTAACCAAAGAACTTGTGGAATTCATAAATTTTTGTGCTGATTGTTTAGGATTAGATAGTAGCGGATATGGTAAAGTTGAGAAAATAGATTATCAGCATGTGGATGACTATGTATTCTCTCGTATGTGGGATAAAATATGGATTGATAATATGACAACTCCCACTATTATAATGACAATATATTCTTTAAATAAAAGCTATTAATTAAATTGTAAATCATGGAAGGTATCACACTATTTGTATCTATCGTAATCATCGTATTCGGAATATTACAAATTATTCTATTTTTCAAGTTATGGGGAATGACTAATGATGTCAAAAAAATAAGGAAATCGCTACCTAATGTATCTTCTGATCTTTCTCCGGCTAAAATGGAATTTATTATTGGAAACACAGATAAAGCAAAAGAGATGCTTAAAAAGGAATTTGTATTAGACGTTTACGAATCATATATGAAAATTGTAAAAGAAAATACTGAAGTAACAGACCCTAGTGTAATGGAAAAAGAATATTCTATAGATTATGATAGACTTAAAAGGGTATACAAAGGAAGGTTTAAAGACATAATAGATGATGTTGATTTTGAAAGATACTCTACTTTTGTAAAAGCTAAATCTGTATTTGGATAAATTGCTTAGAGCCCTATATATGAGTGAGGCTTTTTATTTCTTCCTACTTTTATTTAATGCTAGAAAAATCACCTAAAACCAAAGAAAGGTAAGGAAATATTTGCATTTGTGTGCATTTGTATGTTATTTTGCCTCCGTACAACCATAATACACACAAAATATGAATAGAATATTTCTAATATTTGCCTTGCTGTTTCTTATAGGATGCAGCGAAAATACTAATACAGACTTAAAAGAGGAAGAAGATCCTAATCTTGGTATGGAAGTATATTCTGCACATTGTAAATCATTTGATAATAAATACGCTGCTTCTTTTTTATCTGAAAAGATAGTCATGGCTCTTATAAATGGTGAAAGTTCATTTACTATTAATGATATAATATGGGAAAGAAGCCTTGAAAAGCTAGATGATGAAGAGCTAGGATATGGGGAGCATAAGGCGTATACTTTAGTGGATCTTAATTTCTTTAGAAATACCTATAACCTGTTTACCTTATATAGAGCAGCAAAGACACAATATCTGTTTTTTTACGATGAAAAAGGCAAGGTGTTGAACCAACCCAATAAAACTCCCATTACTAATATTAAAACAAACTGTCCATGGGATAAAGATTGTATGATATTAGGTATAGATCAGACCGAAGAAGATACCTATTATGTGTATGACTATAAAGGGACGGAAAAGGAAATTCTTAAATATAAAGGAAAGTATAATATTTTAGGAATGTCGTGGGAGAGTATCGAGGATAATAGATATTTTTCTTGCTCAAATAATGCGATTTGCCTTATTTCATTCCAAGATAAAGAAATAAAAATAGACAGTGAAATCAATCTTCCCGATTATATAACAAAACTTTATCCTAATGAAGAAAATACTCCCAAAATAAACAAAGTTGTGGACTATGAAGTAAATAAAGAGAGGTGTAAGGTAGAATTGGAAGTTATATTGTTTAATAGTCAAAAAGAAATTGTAACAATAATATTGAACTCTAACACGGGCGAGATCATCACCCCTAACCAAATAACACAATAGAATCATGAAAAATATCCTATATCCGATCATAATAATATTAGCTCTATCCGGATGCACTAGAGACATGTATACCGAATCCGTATATGTCGTTGACTACAGAGAATACACCAAAGATGGTTTCACCATTAGCCCTACAGTGACAGGATTCAATTACCAGCCAATATCTAATATAGAAGTGGTATTTACTGTTGGCAAGTTGAGAAAAGGAGAAACAGCCGAAAATCTACGGCTAATTGTCCCATACGAAGGATATACAGGAAAAACGAATAATGAGTATGCTCCATCTAGCAAAAGGATGATGGATAAAATAGTATCCGAAGCAAAGAAAATGGGAGCGAATGGATTGATTGATTTTAAAACGACTTATAACGCAAGGAACAGGGCGTGGGTTGCTTCTGGAATAGCCGTTATTATAAAATAGGATTTCATTCCCGCCCTTCGCAAGAGGGCAAAAGAAAAGCGGAGGTTACTCCGCTTCTATATATAATTTACACACCACTCTTAATTTTGCTTTCCTTCAAGATTTGCAAGATTGATTGTTGGCAATATGATCGGCCTAATTCCTGATAAAGAAGTTAGAGTAGAAATATACGCTCTTACGTAAGGGAATAATATAGCTGGAGCATTTATATTAAAAAATATAGATTTTGTCCTATCATCTATGTCTGAATCAAATTCAAATAATCCAATAAGATTTGCATATACTTGAAGATTTTGTTCTTTATCTGCAATTTTTACACCGAATTCTAATCTATACAGATTTTCGTCTTCATTAGACATACTTTTTCTTTCAAGCTCAATAGATATGTCTTCTGAAATTGGCATAGAAGGATTAAATTCTATATTAGCCTTATTTATTTTATATTCTTTTAGTCGGAATTTAGCTACTTTTTCTGTCATAATTTAAGCTGCAAGATTAAAATATTCAATTGTATTGGTATAATTATTTTCAGTAATTGTATAATTGAAAGATTGATATATCCCGTCAAAATCAGGAATAACACATGAACTTTCACAAGAAGTATACCCTGAAATGGATATTGGGGCTATTTTTTCAAATAATATATTATCCATATTATTTGTGTCGCTAATTTCACAAATTAAAATATCCTCATGAGGAAACATTGTACGAAAATTATTCCACAACTCATACTCCATCTCCATATATTTTTCATCCCCTCTTCTTATTTCTTCTGGAGAAATTTCTATAATATGGAAATTAGTAATCTCATCATAAGCATATCTTATGTTAATTTGAGATATTTCATTAGCGATTCTAACCAAACTTTCAGTAATAAAATCTTTAGCATTCATAATATTCCATATTTTTCAGTGAGTAATTTGTTCAATTTTTCAGCGCTATCTTTGGCTCTAACAACATCTCTGTCTGTTATTTCCTCGTTAGAATAATCTGCTCTCTTTCTTAACATTTTTAATATGCCATAATAAGTATTATAGTCAATTCCATAAAATCTATTCTTTTTGGATAACTTCTCACTTATATGACTAGAAATATAAAAATGAGAATCTACAGATTTAGTTTCCCTATCTTGAATATCGTAACTAAGCCCTTCATAATGAGCTAACACGTATTTAGACAATTGGAAACAAGAGTAATATAAACAATGAATTGATGATGCAAGCTTTCCATTATCTACTAACAAATTAGCAGCAATAATGTTTTCTTCAGACTTTGCTTTTACAATAGGCATTTTGCAATTGTGTTATATTAATTGGTGATTTTAAATCATATACTATACACCAAACATTGTTTATTTATTGGGGGAAATAAAAAAAACTTCTCTTTCTAAATGGGATATCTTCTTATCCCTTAGCTGATTCGTAAGCATGAGAAGTGATTTAGAAGGATTTTCTATCATCAGTGTGTGTTGCGTGTACAATAATGGCTTCATGTTTATCTCCTTTCATAGAAATAATTAATTGTAAGACAATCTATATTTCTAGTAAGTGTTATTGCTATATAATTATGTGTTTAGTACATATCGACGTGCAAATATACAACAACAACATCAAACACCCAACAAACGATCACTAAATTGAGCATTTTCAATGGTTATTTAACCATCACTAACCTCACAATGTTAATTATTAACAGTTTCAGCATCACCTTCTCTCTCACCAATAGCACTAACTTCATTACCTTGTATTCTCTGTCTATTAGAACGGCTAATATCACAAAGAAGAGCATTTATTTATGCCTTAAAACAACTAATTTCCCACAATTGGGCAATTGTGGTTTATCCCTCATGTAATTATTTTATAGCTTTCTTCTTTGAGTGTAACTTTATGCTGTTGAAAATAAAAACTAATTCATACAGTATGAAAGAAAAAATCTTAGTAGCACTAAAAACGAAGTATAAAACCTTTGGGTTTGGTGATAAAGCGTTTGACGGGGTGGCTGACTACTTGTCTAAAACCGTAACTGAAGAAAGTCAAATAGAAACTGCTATTAGTGGGGTCGAAGGACTTCTGAAGGCTTTTCAAGGAGACATTGATACTGTTAGAAACGAAAAATCGGGTCTACAAAAACAATTGGACGAATTGAAAAATAAAATCGAGAATCCCAATCCTAACCCAAATCCGAAGCCGGAAGAAAAGAAAGATGATATAGCGACCATCATTGCGAACGCAGTGAGTGCAGCCTTTAAACCTCTTTCTGACAAGCTCACTCAACTTGAAACGGAGAAGGCGCAGGCCACTCGCCAAGAGCAAATCATGGGAAAAGCGAAGGAGTATGGTATTCCCGAAAGCCTTGTTCCTATGTTGAGCATTCCCGAAGATGCAAACTTGGATAACTATTTCAAGGATGCAAAGCAGACGTTTGCCAACGCAGGATTTCAAGATGTGAGAACTCCCGAATCGGGAAGCAATGAGCAGAACAATTCAAACGACATTGCCACCCTGATAAACAAGGGAACTGAAGAAATTAAAAACTCTAAACAGGATTAATTATGCCAGCAGGTTTTAAGTATGATTTAAGTCCGATTGAGAAGCAAATGCCGGAAATGTGCCGTTTTGAAACGGTTTATATATATTCCGGTGGCTTCAATCTGGATATTTCGAATTTGACAGGGGTTGCGCAGATCCCGCCTCTTACCCCTTTGGTTCTTGATTTTGTGAAACGAACGGCAAAAGCTGTTTTGAATGTTGAAGTAGCCGAGAAGATCACTGCCGGTTCTACTTCGTTGAAGATCAAGAAAAATTCTCTTGCGTACGTCGGTATGCATATTGGTAATGGTACAAATGGCGGTACAATTGAAGCTATCGACAAAAGTAATGCGGAATATGATACCGTTACTCTGGCCGCTTCGCCAACGCTTGCCGCAGAAAAGGATGTGGTATTGTTTGAAGCTACTGCCGCAGCCGGTAAAACGGCAAAAGCAACAGCTACGGCTTTGAATTATGCATGGACTAAAGTAGAAGCGGGTGCAACTGTTACCGCTATAGGCCAAGCGTACGAGATCAGACCGACAAGACTCATTGTTCCTATCTCCGATAAGGATAAGGAGACTTTGGGTGACAGATTCATGTTCACTTATTAAAGAAAGGAGGAACTATGTATTTGACTATTCAAACATTACTGAATGATCCGGGAGTGGTGAAAGCGGTTATCGACCGTGTGCAGGCTCTAAGACTGGATCAAATCTTTTGGAAAAAGCACCTCGATTTTGAGGAAACGAAATCCCGTGTGTTCAAAACATATTTGGGAACAGTAACGGGTGTTGTTGCCGGTTCTGTAATTGACCGTAACTCTAACAAGCCGTTAAGAGAGCGTAAATCTTTGGGTTCCGGATATGGCGAAGTTGCCTATATGGGGGATAGATACCAGATGGACAACGATAGACTCGATATGCTTCAAGAACTAATCAATAAGTTCAATCAGGCGAAGACACCAGATCAACGGGCCGCACTGGACGATATTATCAACTACATTGTAGATGATATGCGTCAAGTATTGCTTGCTCCACACAAACGTATGGATATTGTGGACGGTGATCTTCGTTCTGATGGTAAAGCATCCGTAAAAGTAGACGATAATCCGCAAGGAATTGAATTGCTTGAAATGGAACTTCCGGTTCATCGTATCACTCCACAAGTTGCAGACAAACTGAACTTTGTTCGTTATCTTATGGAGAAAACCGTTGAATTACGTACTAAGTTCGGCATGTTCGTTTCTATGGAAATGTCCCGAAAGACTTTTATCAATAGCATTATTGGATCAAAGGACTTCGGGGAATTTTACAAACAAAGCTTTGATTCTAAAGAAGTCCAACTGTCTGCCGGACTTATGTCTAGTGAGATGGCGACCACTATCTTTAGAGGATTGGGCTTGCCGCCTATCGTAATCAACGAAGATTTGGTGGAATTGTCAGACGGCACTTTCAAACAGGTATTTAAAGACAACCGTATTTCTTTGTTTACTACTCCTAAACAGGGAAAGATGCGCTGGCATACTCCGTATGAAATAACCGATCCGGTTCCGGGAAAGACTTACACCCGTTCAGAAGGTGGTATGTATATTTCCAACATACGTACGGATGAAGGCCGCTTCATGGAATATGGAGCCGAATGGATTCCGGAATTTACATCTCCAAACAAGATTGTAATTTTTGACCTGGACACGATGAATGCGTAAGTATGATAATTAGTGACTACATAAAGCAAAAGTTTCAGTCCTTCGGCATATCATTGTCGGAGGCTGACTTGGTAGAGATTAATCTTTCTTCCGGGGTTGACCCTGACGGGGAAATGACTGAAGATAATTTGCAGTCTATCTCTGTTGCTATAGCAAGATTTATTCCCTCCTTATTGCTTAGAGCTACTTCTAAATCGGTATCAGAAAACGGTCATTCAAAGTCTCTTTCTTGGGATATTTCTGGTATAAAGTCCTATTATTCTTTTTTATGCAATAAGTATGGACTGAAGGACGAACTGAATACAGATAAACCTAAAGTAACATTTTGGTGATATGCTAGAAACTGCCCCACATAAATTACAAATACAGGTTATTACTCCAGAAGAGAACGACGAGTATAACCGACCAATACCGGGAACCGGTGGAGAGTCTTGGCAAGATGTAACAGATTGCTTCTGCCATGACAACTCCCAACAAAAGGAAGTTTCTGTCAATGGTGAACGTTGGGTGTATAATTACCATGTGGTTTATGAGGGTAAAAAGATTGTTTTAGGATCTCATATCAGGTGCTTGGATGCTGAAGGAAATACTGTAGGAGAGGGAGATGTGAAGAAGAATGCCGAATGCTATTCGGAGGAGTTTAAGGGTAGATGTGATATTTGGGTATGATTGTAACGACTGACATAGCGAATATTATTTTTAAAGATTGCAAGTCTTTTGGAATCTCTGAAATGCATCAACGGGGAAATATCCCGGAAGGTGAAGTAAAGACCGAGAGAATTGTAATCTACCCCAAAACTCAACAGCCGGATGCTTACTGGGAAAAAGGATATGTTGAAGTAAATCTTTGCGTTCCTGTAACAAAGACAGGTAAGGCAAATTTGATTCGCTTGAATGAACTTGAAAGGAAAGCAAGGGAAATGTTCAAAGATGGCATTGTCGCACAATATGACGGCTCCTGGTATCGTTACTCTTCTGAAAGTCTCGGAATAGAAGAAGACAAAGAATTATGTTGTTACTATGTAAATGTGAAATTATTATTTGAAACTCTAAACGTAAATTGAAAAGATATGAAACCGTTTATTGGAATTAAAAAGATTTGGTACGGTGATGTTATAACTGCCGCTGTCACTAAAACCTCTCTTAAGACATGGTTAGGAACTGCCACGGAAGTTGAGAACTCCCATCAAGATACTTGGGCGTATACAGAGGATGATCCGACCTATACCGACTACATTAATGAGTTGAATGGTAGCATTTACTATCGTGATGTTACTCAAAAAGGAGCTAAAACAATCGCTTTCACTATGGGAGTTTTCTCCTTTGATGACAAGGTTGAATTGGAAGGTGGTGAAAAGATTGATACTGATGCAGGATGGGCTTCTTCTGACACTCCGGGAATTGTAAATAAGGCAGTCGTAGGCCAGACAAAAACAGGCAACTACATTGTATTTACCAATGCTGCTGTTATCGCAAAAGGTAATGCGGTAGAAAAGAATATCGGTCTGGGTGTAACAGCGGTGGCTATGGAAAATCCTAGCACTGGTGTTAAGAGCGACTATCTGTTCGATGGTGAAAAGGTGGACGCTGCATGAACTGATGAAAAGGTAGCTCTTACTTCTTCTGAATCGCCTTCTATAAATAGTTATTCAGCTAGATCAAGGCGGGTGAACGCTGGGAGTACTGTAAACTATGACTCTTCAGGAGAAGATGGGACGCAACCGTCAGAGACATTATCTATATTGTAAAGTGGTGAGGGGTGAGGATTTGTGTTTCTCGCCCCTTTTTAATAAATATCATTATGAATAAAGCAGCTATACTTGTATCGGAAGCTATCACAGGAAAAGATTTCATTCCTATAATTGTAAATGGGAAAATGTACCGTGTAAACCCGCCTACTATCCATAAAATAGCCGGTGCTTCGGCTTATCTCGCTGTTCTGGAAGATAATAAGGATATTGCGGGAGTCATTTCTTCGCTAAAGGACATTTCTGTCGCTTCTCGTGCACTTTCTTGGTTTATTGAAGGAAATGATAGTCTTGAACAAGAGTTGTCAAATGGGACGTTAGAAGAAGTGTTATATGGGCTTACGGCAGCTTACTCCCTGATCTCTGTAGAAAATTTTACAATGCTGTTGGATTTAGCAAAGAACGTAGCAAATCTGACAGCAAAACAGAAGTTATAGGAAATGATTGTATGTTAGGACAAATTGCGTCGTTCATGGAAAATCTTCATCTCTCTTACGATGAAGTAGTTTATAAAATACCATATCGCAATTTGGTTATTATGCAAAAAGATAAGTTGCATACCGTATATGATGGGGAGGTACTAACAGAAGTATCGGATGAGGATTTCTTTAAAGGAAAAGTTAAGTTTGATGAATAATGAAAGTAACAGTGGATTTGTCCGGTCTTGATGAATTCGTCGAAGAAGTAGATGAGAATGCTACCGAATTGATGAAAGAAGCAGCTCAAAGAGCCGTCTATATGCAGAAGGAACGCAATGTTAGTAATAAGAAAACCTATCAAAACCATACTTGGAACCTTCGCAATGCTCCCGGTGCTGCTATTGTCAGGGATGGAAAGATTGTAGACCTCTATATCCCTGCCGATGGAGAACATTCACTGGCGAAGAACAGGACAGAGGCAATGCTGATCTTTGGAAGTAAGCCTAAAGACGGTGTTGTTGTGGCGGATGGTATGGAGTATGCAAGCTTTGTATCTAGTAAGGGGTTTGATGTTTTGGATTCGGCAAGCCTAACCCTAGATAAAGAATTAAAACAGTCATTTGGTAACGATAACGTAAAAGTCACATGGCAGGAATGAAATTTAATGCAGATATTGACCTTGAAAAGATTGTCAAACTGCGTAAGGAAATAGATAAATTAAAAAAATCTCTTATTGAGATTGCAAGTGTACCCAATAGCGATGCGGCAATAAAACAGTTAGAAAGTGAAATAGATAGAGCAACAAAGAAACTATCTGAATATAAAGATAGCTATGCAAAATTACAGAAGATAAAATACGATATTGATTCTTCTAGTAGTACGGTTAAAAGAGTAAAAGAAGAAACTTCTGCTTTGCAGTCTACTAATAAATGGATTATCGCCAATACAGAATCAGTTAAGGAGGCAGATAGGCAGATAAAGCAATTAAAGAAAGATTTTAGTGCGCTTTCTGATGAAGAGAAAGTAGGAGATACTGGTACAGCAAAAATTCGCCAGATTCAACAATTAGCTGCTCAAAGGCTGGTAGAGGAAGAAGCTGTCAGAAAAACGATTAAAGCACAAAAAGATCAGATAATTCAAAGTAATGCAGAAGAAGGTAGTATTACGGCATTAAGAAAGCAATTAATTCTTTTGATAAAGGATTATGATGATCTTGGACGGGTAAGAAGGGGAGGAGATGCCGGAAAAGCATTGCTAACCCAAATATCGAACGTTCAAAAGGAATTAAATGCAGCAGAGCAGGCTTCTGGAAGATTTCAGAGAAATGTAGGTAATTATGCAAGTGCATGGAATGGACTCGGTAATTCAGTACAACAGGTAGCCCGTGAACTTCCTTCACTAGCTGTAAGTGCAAATACTTTTTTTCTCGCAATTTCCAATAACCTTCCAATTCTTGCCGATGAAATAAAAAAGGCATCTCTACAATACAAAGCTTTTAAAGCGGAATTAGCAGCGGGGAACAAAGACGTTAAGGCTGTTGTTCCTGTATGGCAACAGCTAGCGAAGTCTATTATTAGTTGGCAGACGGCTTTAGTCGTAGGCATAACGCTTCTTTCTGTATATGGAAAAGAGGTTATTAATTGGGGAAAAGAATTAGTTAAAGGCAAGAATTACATATTAGATTTACTTTCAGCCGAGCAGGAACTAGCTTTAGCTAGAAGAAAAGGAATTGAAGCGTCGAAAAAAGAAAGGGTAGAATTAGATTTGCTTTATACAAAGTTAAAAAATACCTCGGCATCACAAAAGGAGAGAACAGCTGCCGCAAATGCATGGATTTCTAAATATCCTAAATATGCTGATGTTATTAATGGAGAGAAAGTAAATTTGGACAAATTGAAACTTGCTTATAATGCGTTGTCTAAAGAAATAGAACAGAGTGCTATAGCTCGAAGTTATATGGATAAAGCAGCGGATATTGCAGTAAAGAAAGATAAAGAGGATATAAAACTAAAGAATCAGCAAGTAACTTTAGAAAAGGCACGCCAAAGACTATTGAGAGCTAATGAGGAAAGAGATAAAGCTTTGGAAGCACAACAGAAAGGTTTATATGGTTCTACTAATGCTGTAGCTAAAGCTAATGACGAGATCGTTGCTGCAAATAAAGCGTTTCAAGCGCAAAGGAAGATATACAACGATATTTCGAATAATATATCTAAGCTAGATGAGCAACAGACGGCTTTTATTAACCATATAAATACTATAAGCATTTTTCCTCAACCTAAAGAAGGAACCTATGATTATTGGCAGCAGCAGGTTGAGATAGCCGATAAAGCGTTAAAACAAATTCAAGATTCTTATTTAAAGGTTTTAAAGTCAGGAAGTACCCAAGGTGTACCGGAAGAAGTCGCAAAACAATATAATGCTCTCATAAAGCAGAAAACGGAAGCCGAGGAAAAACTAAAAATATATGATGATAAAGGGCTTTCTAAAGAGTATAATTCTATCGTTGACCAAAATCAAAAAATCTCTGACCTCATGGATAGGCAATCCATCGAAAGAAAGCGACGGGAAGAAGATTTGGAGAATCAGGTTGTACAGTCCCGTATTGATGCTATGGCAGAAGGGGAAGCTAAAATCCGTGCTCAACGTGAATTGGATAACAAAAAGGAAATACAAGACTTAAAACGCCAGAGAGAAGATTACATTCGGACAGAGATTGAGTATCAAAGGAAACTTTTTGATGCAAGGGAAGAATTGAATGTAAAGAAAAATAAGAACTATAAAAAGAAAACATTCGATCCTTCTTCTGTTAAAGTAGATACCTCTTCTATTGATGCTACTATTGGATATGTGAGTAAACGCCAAATTAACGACCAAATACGTAACCAAGAAGAGGCGTGGAATGAATATATCATAAAATATGGTACATTCCAACAGAAAAAAGAGGCCATCACTCGGAAATATGCAGATGCTATTAATAAAGCCGCCAATGCCGGAGAAGCAGCATCCTTACAAAAGGAGTTTGAGGAAGCTTTAGCTAACTTGGATTTGAGTAAGCTTAAAGAGGAAATAAATTGGGAAATGATTTTCGGTGATTTGAGCAAAGTTACTAAAGATCAACTAACCAAAATAAAGAAGCAGTTGCAGGAGTTTAAGAAGTCTTCTGAATTCAAAAATGCTACTCCGGAACAAATACAAGTTATTGAAACCGCAATAAATTCCATCAATGATACCCTTGTCGATAAAGGTGGTTTCTTTGGAGGTATGGCTGATTCTATGAAAGAGTTAGCGGATGCTACAGAACAACTGAAAAAAGCAGAAGAGGAACTGGTTGAAGCTAATAAGAAAGGAACGGATGCCGAAAAAGAAGAAGCACAAAAGAAAGTAAATAAAGCTCAAAATACACAAGTCAATGCACAGACCAATGTTGAAAAATCCAGGGATAAGGCAATTAGTAATATAACGGCTGTTGCTGATGCTATGCAGCAACTGGGAAGTGCGGAATTTAACTTAAGTAGCTTTGGTAGTGCTGTTGGAGGATTGGTAGATGCGTTAAGTGAATCCGGTAGCAAAATAGGAGGAATTATTGCAGCTGTCCTCTCTCTTCTTGATGAATTTGGGAAAGATGGAGGAGTCGAATTTGGCAAAAATATTGTGAACAATGTTATTAGTGCCATTGGTGGAACTATTGAGGTTCCGTTCAAGATGTTAGGAATTGATTTGGGGCTCGGAGGTGCAAACTATTCTGATTACAACGAAATGGTAGCCAAGTATGACGTATTACTTGATGTTTGGGATCAACTCTTAGATAAGAAAAAAGCTTATATAAATGAATCATACGGAGCGGAAGCAACCAAAGCGGGCAAGGAAGCTTTAGACCTATTGAAAGCCGAAAGAGATATAACTAGGGAGCTTGCTAGTGAACGCTTAGACGCTGGAGCAAGTGCAGGCAGTCACTCTATGGCGTATAGAATGTGGCAAGGCTCCTATAAATATGAAGGTCAGAACTGGAAAGATGTAGCTGGAGAAATATCTAGTGCTCTTGGAGGTGTCGAATTCAGCAATATGTGGAACCTGCTTTATATGTCAGCCGATCAACTGGAGTGGATAAAGACAAATTATTCCGGTCTGTGGTCACAAATGGACACGGATTTTAGAGGTTATTTGGATGATATTATTCAATACGGAGAGACGGAGGCGGAAATCATAGAATCAGTAAAGGAGCAGATTACAGGAATATCCTTTGATAGTTTCCGAGATAGTTACGTAAGCCTGTTATCTGATCTTGATAGCACCAATAAAGATTTTGCCGATAGTTTTGAAGAGTATTTAAGAAAATCCATACTTCAGTCTGTTATATCCAAGAACTACGATACTAAAATACAGGAACTTTATGATAGTTGGTCTAAAGCTGGAGAAGATGGATTATTCAGTGAATCAGAAGTAGACAGGTTGCGTTCTATGCAACAAAGTATAACAGATGCGATGTTGGCGGAACGTGATCGACTGGAGGAAGTTTTTGGATGGTCTTCATCTTCATCCCAAGAAGCCTCAAAGAAAGGCTTTGCCACTGCGTCACAGGATTCAATCGACGAGCTTAACGGACGTTTCACCGCTTTGCAAATTGCCGGAGAGGAAATCAAGAATCAGAATCAGCTACAAACAATGTCTATTCTTGAATTGAGAGCGGATATGCTGCCTATTATTGCCAATACCACAGGGATAAAGGACATTGCTAGTGAGACACGGGATTTGTTAAGGCTGTCTTATGAGGAGTTGACTGGTATTCATGATGATACAACAAGCATGAACAAGTCATTGAAGAATATTGAGACGGATATTGCTGAAGTTAAACGAAATACATCAAAATTATAATATATGGCCGACTTATTAATTAACAATAAAGACGCTTTCGCAACGTGGGGCGTGAGAATGGGAGATGGGTTCATTGAAGCTATCTACGCTCCGCTTCCAATGAAAGAAGTTATAGAGAATAAATCCCGTTTACAGGACGGGAAGAAAATAATTATAGCCAATCGGAAGATTGACGAACGGGATATAACACTAACCTTTACCCTACAAGGAAGTTCTCCGTCTGACTACATCACCAAGTATAAGGCATTTCTGAATGAGATTACAAAAGGGGAATTTACTGTCAAGGTTCCCGCCTTAGGAGAGGAGGTTTATCATCTATATTACACCCGTTCACAGCCTTTCGGTTTCAATACGGCAAGGACGTTTTCAAAGATTTCGGTAAAGCTTAACGAGCCAAATCCGGGTAATAGAGAGTAAAATTACCACAATAGGCAAATTGTGGTTTATAGGATTGCCGGATTTTATGTTTTGACGTTTCTATCTGCGAACTTTGTGATATGGCAGAATTAGTATATATCAAAGACATATCCGGCAACATTCGCTTTTCGACTCCTATCAATGAGGGTTCGAAGAGACGCTTCCTTTTGATGCAAGAAGATTATATCACTTTGCTATTTAGTCTTTCTAATCCGGTTTATTTCAAACTAGGAGACTACGTGGACAATGAATTAGGTATATTTGAGCTGGTAGACCTGTATAAGCCTACCTACAACTCCAATACCGGTGCATACGACTACGAATTACGTCTTGATGCTTATTACTGGAAATGGAAGAACAAGAAGTTTTTCTATACACCGGAAACCACCGGACGCGAAGCCGCATGGAATCTTACCGCTACCCTTGACACGCATTTAAATGTTTTTCTGGATAACCTGAAAGCACTCGGATATAAGTTCAGAGAGGAAGAGCTTACATACGAGATTGACAGCACAGTAGAAAACACTTCCAAGCTCGTTTCCTATGACAACGTAAATCTGATCGACGCTCTCACACAGATGGCGGAGACATGGGAGTGTGAATGGTGGATAGAGAATCATAAGATTTGCTTCGGACGTTGCGAATACAGTTCCCCTGTTGATTTCAAAGCTGGTGACTTGACAGACACAGAAAATGTGAATGTCAACAGCATGACACGCAGCGACAGCCAGACCACTTATGCGACCCGTATCTACGCTTTCGGTTCCACCCGTAACATTCCTTCCAGCTACCGGAAAGATTTGATATTCGACGTAAAAGAGGTTAATGGACGTAATATATCCGATACGTCAAGACCGCTCAAAAACAGCTATTTCCCTCTTAGTTCTAAGATAGAGAATAAGGTAAAGTTGACATTCCCCGAAAATGCCGCCTATGTATTTGAAAATGTTCCTGTTAATGAGACAAATTTAGCCGACGTTGTTAAAAAGACAAACATAGGAACCCTGGAAAAAGGTAATTATGAGTTTAATATTACTCATATAAAGTATTCGACTATCATGTCATCCGGGGTAAGGTTTAACGGGATATTCAGATTATGGGTATCATTAAACTATACTGTAAATTCCGCACCGGAAACTATCACCCTGTTAAATGAGCAGGTTAATGCAACCGCACCGGTAGGTACTGAAGAAATTCTCGAAATAAAAGATAAACTTGTAAGTTTCAATCTTCCTTCACAGGCTTCAAACTGTTCTATAGACGTTGGGGTTAGTGTTTGGTATATAACTTCAACAAGTAGTGCTATAATCAACTTCCTGTTAAAAGAAGAAGATATAAAGTACGGTAATAATGGTAATTCTGTCTCTGTAACATTCCTTACAGGTGCAAATGCCGGACAGACTTTCCAAGCGATTTATAATCCGACATTCTTGTCTGGAGATAACTCAAACGTTATCCAGCTACCGGAAGGTGTAACAGCCTCTTCAGGTAACCGGTACACCATTAATAACATCATAGGCGGTAAAGTGCCCGATAACTACTTTAACAAGGACGACAAAGAAATGACTCTTAACGGAGTTGTTCAGAAACGTCTTATGCTCCCGGAGGGTATTTCTTATGTGGATGCCTATAGATACAGCCCGACCGGTGAACGTATCAACATCGGAGATGAACGCTACGACGATCCGGATAACGTGGAAATGCCGGAAGAGGAAGCTATTGAAGAGATTGTTATATTTGAGGATGAATATCCCCAATACAATGGAACCATATCCAGTGTCAGTCACGATGATAAGGTAGACGATAGTGATAAAGAATATCGGATTTACAGCTTCAAAGATACGGGACTGAAGAACTTTACAGAAGATTTCAGGCTAGATGGTGAAGAACTTCACATGATATTCCAGACTGGAAAGCTTGCCGGGATGGACTTTGCTATTAATATTGTAGAGAGTGACAGCACCGGAACAACCTTCGAAATTGTCCGCAATGAGGATTACGGTCGCTTTCTACCGGATGATGTTCTTTATCCGCAAGCCACACATATAGAAGACGGTGAAGAAGTTCCCGCAGACACATATATTCTTTACGGTTTTGATACTGCATACATCTCCGAACAGATGTTGCCGGACGCAGAGCAGAATCTACTCAAAAAGGCAAAGGAATACGTAAAGAAATCCATGATTGACCCGTCTACCTACGATTGTGAGATGGATGCTGATTTCATCTACAATAAGGGTAATATTCGTACATACGAAGTCGGGGCTAAGGTCAACCTGATAAATAAGGCGTTTTTCCAGGAAGGCAGACAATCAAGAATAATCGGTTTCGAGTGGCCGCTGGATTTTCCTTACGATCATCCTATTTATACAGTCGGTGAGACAGCTTCATATTCCCGTATCGGTGAGATAGAGAGCAAGCTTGATTCCCTCACTTACAAGGGACAAACCTATTTCGGCTCTGCTGTTGGAGGTGGTGGAATCAGTGTGTATGTTATTGGGGTTAATGACAAGACAATCCCGTCTGACAGAAACGTATTCTCTGCAAAAAGAGTGCTTCAGGAGATTATAGCTTATGCTATAAGTAAGACGAAAGATGACACAGCCCTAGGGCTTATTTCATTCCTGAACGGTATTAACGTTACCAAAGGTGTTGTAACGGACACGATAACTGCAACAGAATTGAGCAGCAATATCGTAAAGGTACTTGATAAGCTTACAGCCAATAATGCCGCTTTCTCCGGCAATATATCTTCTGTTGATTATGCTGAAAAGTTACTTGGCTGGCTGATAACCCCATCCGGTGATATAGATGCAAAATCGTTGCGCCTACGTGATTTCCTTGAAGTGCCGGAATTGCGATATAACCGGGTATCAGTTATCACGGGTGAGGAATGGAACGCACCCGGAGGCGGTATAATCGAATCAGTGGACGAAGAGAACAGCATCGTTTACCTGAAGCTTGAACCGGGCGAGGTTGCAGCTGTTGAAGTGGATGATATTTGCAAGGCTAACTTTAACAATGACACAGGCTTTCAGACAACCTATTTCCGGATCACCGAAAAGCTGGATAATGGTTCTTTTAAATATGTTCTCCGTAGCGGATATACTTACCATCCTCAAAAGGCTATGCACTTTGTTTGCTACGGCAACTTCACCAATGCAGAACGCCAGAAGTCCAGCTATTCCACGCAGAATTATATCCGTTTCCTTAAAGGTGTAAACAACTGGGAGATCACAAAGGATATGATTGCCATGCAGTTGGGAGACCTGTCTAACCTGAAACTGTTTGGAATGGATATGACCGGACATAGTGCATATCTTAACAGAATCTACATGACCGGTACGATCAAGCAGATTTCAAATGATGGTGTGACGGAAGTACCGGTTCCGGCTTTCAAAGGTGAATGGAAAGCGGGGACGTATTGGTATTATGACGAAGTAACCCACAATGGAAGCACGTGGATTTGCATTGAATCCACGACTACGCAGGAGCCGTCAGATTCTTCTACTGATTGGTTGAAGGTTATTTCTAAAGGGGAAGATGGAGCTTCAGGAAAAGGAGTAAAAAGTATCGTAGAGCAATATTATTTATCCACTTCTCAAACGTCATTAACAGGAGGGAGTTGGAATACGACACCCCCAACTTGGGAGAAAGGCAAATATATCTGGACACGTTCGGTTATTACTTATACTGACGATTCAACGACTACTACTGATCCAATTAGCGTAACCGGTGGAGCTGGTGAGAATGGGCTTGGTGTTAAATCGGTTGATGTCTTTTATTATCTTTCCTCCTCTTCTAGCGAGTTAATCGGTGGAGAATGGAGTACTATTGCTCCCACTTGGGTTAATGGCAAGTATATGTGGAGTAAGACAAAAACTACATATACAGACGACACCTTTGTAGAAAGTAATCCTGTTTGTATTACAGGGGGAAAAGGCGAAGATGGAAAAGACGGTAAAGGCGTACAGAGCGTTGATGTCCTTTATTACCTATCCAGTTCTTCAACCTCCCTTTCCGGTGGTTCATGGTCTACGAACTCACCAACTTGGGTAGATGGGAAATACATTTGGAGCAAAACCAAAGTGGTATATACAGACGGTTCATCTATTGAAACCAATCCCGCTTGTATCACCGGAGGTAAAGGTAATACCGGGGATGATGGTAGGGGAATATCAAGCATTGTCGAAGAGTATTATCTGTCTACTTCTTCTAATTCTTTGGTTGGTGGTTCTTGGAGCACAACGCCTCCGGCATGGGAAAATGGGAAGTATATTTGGACTAGATCAGTAATAACATATACAGACAGTACATCAACAACAACCAGCCCAATTTGCTCTACCGGTTCCACGGGTGAAACTGGGATCGGAGTCAAGAGTGTTGCCGAACAATATTACCTGTCTACATCATACAGCACGCCTACCGGTGGATCGTGGCAGACTTCTGTTCCGGCATGGCAGGATGGCAAATACATCTGGACACGTGTAGTTATCACCTACACTAACAATACATATACAGAGACAGATCCGGTATGTGTAACAGGTGGAAAGGGACCAAGCGGAAACGATGGCGTAGGGATAAGTGCCGTTGATGTTTTGTTTTACCTGTCAACCTCTTCTTCATCATTGGAAGGCGGAGCATGGTCTACCACGTCTCCAGCATGGGAGGATGGTAAGTACCTATGGACTAAAACAAAGGTAACTTATACGAATGGTTCGACATGGGAAAGCGATCCGGCTTGCATCACTGGAAGCCAAGGAAAAACAGGGTTACCCGGTGCAATGCTCCGCCCTCGTGGGGTATGGAAAGCTAATACCGAGTATTACCGCAATGAGACCTTCATAGACACAGTAATCTATAACGGCCAGAACAAGTTATGTAAAATCACTCATACATCTACTTCCTCTTTTGACTCAACGAAGTGGGAAGAGTTCAGCGAGTTCGAGAACGTGGCAACAAACGTCCTTCTTGCGCAAAATGCGACGATTGATGTATTAGGCTCTTCTGGGATATTCGTGGGGAACCTTGAGAAAACAAAGGGCTGGATAATGACCGAAGGCTCTATTAAGCATAATGTTACAGGTGTCGAGCTAACATCTGACGGTAAAATATCTCTTCCAGAAACCGGTGGAATAAACGTAGGCGGAAAGACTTTCATAGAAGCCGGCAAGATAAAGACGGAGTTTATTGATGTTGATAATTTGACCGTAAAGAAACTAGCAGCCGTAGAGGGAACAATTGCCGGGTTTAAAATATCTGATACACATATCGGTGTTGATGATCCCAATCATAACAATGCTTATGAAGGATTATCCCTATACAAAGATTTCATTAAATTTTCAGATGAAAAATCATGGGCTGGGATTGGAACTAATGTGTTTCCACTTTCTTCGGGAATGTCATGCTTAGGAAGATTTGATTTTACAAGCTCGGAAGTAGATTCCGGTACTGCCGTTTATGCAAAATTCCGTCCGGCTGTAGACGATTTAGGCTGGTCACAGCAAACAGCAATCCAATACGATGGTAACATATACGGCATAGGACAACGTGCAATATTCGAAGATGGATATATAGGGCAAGCCTATACAGATGTGCTTACCACTTTTATAAAAAGGACTCATAATTTTGTGTTTAATGGTCAGTCTGTTGTTAACTTAGGAATGGTTTTACCAGGAAAAAGAAATTTAGGAATAAATAATGATGTCTCTTTTCTCTTAAGTATTGTCATTACATGGAACCCAACCACAGCTCATCGGATTACCTTAAAAGGTTCATCTGATGGTAGACTGTTAAACAATGCAGGAGAAGTCCTTAGCCCAGAGTTGGATTCAAATGGAGCAATTTCTTTGGGAAGAGGAAATACCCTTTTGCTTAGATATTGCTCCTCACATTATTATATAGTTAGCTATAGATATCAATAATAATTATGAAAATAGACTTTCGAAAAATAGAATTAACCGATCTCGAAGGGAACAAGAGTACCGTCGATGTATCTAAAGCATTCGGAAATGCGATTTATCAAAATACAGGTGATCTTGGAGAATTTAATCTTGCTCAAGATATATACCGGAAAGGAGAAGTTGATATATCCCCTGAACAAGCTAAATCTCTAAAAAAGTATACGCAGTTATTTACTCGTGTCATTGATCGAATAGCTGTCAGCAATGCTCTATCACAAGAAGAATAAATAAGTTGAAAACAATGGTAGCAAAAGGAACGATCATAAAATTAGCAGTATCTATTGAACTACCTTCGGGCTTGACAATGGATGACATAGATTTCGAATGCAAGTTCTCTGTAACTCTCAATTCCCAGACGATCAAGAAGTCGGAAATGGTACGTAATGATAAGAACAGCTATACTTGTTTCCTTGATACCAACATCATAGGGAGGGGAGAAATTTGGATAGAAACCACGGCTTATCTTCCTGACACTGATTATGAAGGAGGAATAAGACCGGAGGTAGACAAGTCGGCAACCGGAATAAGAATTGTATAATATGGGATGCATACGGGTTAACATAGAAGCCTCGAAAGGAATAAAGGTGGGCACATCTCCTTTGTCTGGGATAAATGTCTCTGTAAATCCCAGCCGTTCAATTAAAGTGTCGGTAGGGATTGTCTGTGACGTTGGCAAAGATGCTTATTTGAGAGTAGAGCCTGATTACATCTGGTTGATGCCCTCCAATAACTTTGAAGATAACGTAGATGTATTGTCAAATGTGGTATGGACCACAGCAACAAAAGAATAAAATTTTATTGTTTAATTACTTAATGATTTGAATTATGGCAAAGCCTAGTTGGTTAAATTTAAACCCTTCAACTGGAAGCGGAAATGGGACAATTGCAAACAGTGCAAGTGCTCATACAGGTCGTACAGCTAGAACCGGTACGGTGACAATAACGGGTGTCGGAGTATCTACTCCTGCAACTTATAAAGTAACTCAAACTCCTAAATCCGAGTTTGCATCTTTTGATAACGGAGCGGAAATGTCTGCGCCCAAAGCTGCCGGGACTGTCACAGTTGAAGGTAAGACTAATTCTCAAAAGCTGACCTTTGCATGGGCGGGTAGCGTATCAGATGTTCCCATTCCAGCGAAATATAGTGCGAATGGGACACAGACAGATAATGCGGCTAGCATCACAGGTGACCCAGGTGCTACAGCAGAGTTCCCATTCTCCATAGAACTTGAATTCCCAGCAAATGAAACTATTGAAGAAGTTGTAAGAACATTAAAAGTAACCGCAAACGGTGGTCAGGCTGTACAGATTGCAATCAAACAGGCAGCAGGAGACGCAAAACTATCCGTTTCCCCAACAGAAATTACAATTCCTCAAAACGGTTCAGCTGTTTCCGTTGCTGTTACGTCTAACACTTCTTGGACTGCCGCATAATGGATATACTTGTACCTTGGAAGGAAGGAGAAGGAAACATTGTCATTACGCCCGGCCCTAATGGAGCCGCAAGCGTAATGAGCGATGTTGCCAATGAAGGATTGGACAGGCAACAAACTGTCGTGTTCTCGACTACTAAGGGCAATAATCCAGTTTCCGTTTCTACTACGGTATCTCAAGAAGGGAAAAGACAGGCATTTGCAGTGACCGAAGGACGGTTTATACTGTCTGACGGCAGTACGTTTAACGTTATAAAGAGTAAGTTCTATGAGTGATTATAACAGTCAATATTCGGGAGCTAGGATTGAAGAACTATTGGCAATGATACCCAACTTGGCTAAAGCAGACCTCTCCAACGCTATGACGGTTTCTTTGGGAGCAAACGGTTATGCCAAGTTCAATAATGGGCTTTTGATACAGTGGGGGACAAGAGTCGGAGCAACCGGGGGGGCAATTAATCTGTATTTTCCTACCAGTTTCTATAATACTGATTATAACATTTATTTCACTGGAGCAGTAAATAATACAGGTGAATCTTTTATATATGCTCCGGGGTATGACCTTAATGGTAAATATACATCATATTGTAGAGTTCTCACCCGTGGAATAAATTCAACTCCGGCTATTGTTTGGACTAGCTGGAATTTTACATGGTTTGCAATTGGTAGATGGAAATAAGGAGGTAATATTATGGGAAAAATATATTGGAAAAATGGTTTCTATGATAAACCACAAGAAGGAGCCGTAGAAATATCGGTGGAGTACTGGCAGGAATTGCTTGACGGTCAATCATCCGGAAAAGAAATCAAGGAGAACGAAAGCGGTTACCCGGTATTGGTTGAGCATGAGTACACCATTGATGAATTGAAAGAGATGAAGATCGCAGAGATCAATGCTTACGACAAATCGGATGCTGTAAACTCCTTGACGCTGGACGGAAAACAAATATGGCTGGATAAAGACACCCGTGTAGGATTAGTCAACTCAATAAACATAGAAAAAGAAGCGGGCCGGGTATATACTACTTTGTGGTACAATGCGGAGAAGTATGTAATTCCCGTAAATGACGCTTTAAATATGCTTGACCAATTAGAATTATACGCTCTTGATTGCTACAATACTACACAGTCTCATATTGCAGCCGTGAAAAATTTGCTTAGCAAAGAAGAGGTTAATTCCTATAATTATAAAACCGGTTATCCGGAGAAACTCAATTTTGTATTATAAACTATAAACAGATAAAGCTATGATTCTACTAGTATTAATGTCGTTCATCCTCATTGCCGGCTACGTCTTTGCAATGATTAAAAAGATGGAGGAAATCCCGTATTCTATCAGTGATACCTACTACGCCCTGATGCATAAGTTCTGGTTTACTCTTTGTATGATCGGCTCTGGTGTATTGCTTCTCTCGGCAGCTTTGGAAGCAAGCACGGAGAACAGTCAGTTTCTTGTATTCCTTTCGGTTGTCGGGATGGCTATACTTGGTGTATCTCCCAATTTCAAAACAGAACAAAAAGTTCCTCACTGTATCGGTGCCGCCATGTCTTTAATCTTCTCCCAGATATGGGTAGGTTGCAATTCTTGGTATTGGCTTTTACTATGGGCTGGATTCATCGCTTACATGGTTATCTCCATGAGTGAGCACTGGACAGGCAATTTCATCTCTGACTTCATAAAGAGAAAGCCTATGTTCTGGATTGAGGTAATTTCGTTGTTAACCGTTTATCTAACTTGTATCGTATGAAAGAAGCAATAGTACATACCACAACCGGAGGATTTGCCGCAATAGCCACTGCATTTGTTGCCGAATCATTGCAAAATATGATTCCGTGGCTGATTGTCTCATGTGCTGTAATCCTCTGTGATCTCCTATTCGGAGTAAGGAAAAGTATACTAATGGGTGAAAAGGTAAGATTCTCACGTGCGATCCGTGCCACTATGGGAAAGATGGTCACTTACTTTGCTTTCGTCTGCATGGTCTGCATGATTAGCGTAGCAAGCCACAATGAATATCCTATAGATGTGTATTCCTGCTTATTGGTATGCTTCATAGAGGGATGCTCGATAGTTGGGAATATACTGAAGCCAAAGGGGATTAACATCAATCTTATCGGGGCTTTGGGTGTGTTTGGTAAGAAGGTGTTTAAGGTTGATAAGGAAGATGTGAAGGATATAATCGAAAAAGAGGAAATACATGAATCAAATAAATAAAATATATAACGAGGATTGTCTTGAGGGTATAAAACGCATTCCTGATGCAAGTATAGACTGCATTTTAACCGACCCACCCTATCTCTATTTGAAGGGGCAGAAATTAGATCGTCCGTTTGATGAGCACGCTTTATTCACAGAATTTAAACGGGTGTTAAAGCCTACGGGATTTATCGTTCTGTTCGGTCGCGGTACGTCATTTTATCGCTGGAATACCATTCTATCAGATTTAGGACTTAAATTTAAAGAGGAAATTATCTGGGATAAAGGTTATTGCACTTCACCATTAATGCGATTATCTAGGGTACATGAAACCATATCTATTAATTCAATGCCTAAAGCTACTATTAATAAATGTAACTCGCTCTAAATTGGACTTTGATTGAAAATCAAGAAGTTGGGCGTTTGCCTATATTATATAGGTAACAATATGGAAACGAGCGGACTTCTGCTCGTTTCTGTATTTTGCAATATGCAAAGAACGCCTTAATTCGGGGACAAAGATACGATATTTTTCTAAATATCCAATGATTTACAAGAGGAATTTTATGGAAATTAGAACTTTTGCGTAAAATCTGATGCTTACCAACACAATATGCATCCAAAAACAAACAGCAGGTATTCGGATATAGTTTATCCGAATACCTGTTGCCATAACGTTTTATTGCTGACGATGATTCTGACATCGGCTTTCATGTACTGTTGCAATATTGGGGTATTTTGTCCCTGTGTGCTCACAGTGGCTGTAGCCATAAAATAGTTGCCATCTTCCCTATGTATGAGTTTGGCATTATGGCTTATGATGTTGCAGTTATAAGATGCATTGTCGTTGCCATCGAAAGAAACATAAGCTGTCCTTGGCTCATCGAAAAGACGCAAATACTTAAAAAAATCTTAAAGCATTCTTTATCCCCGATTAAATATCGTATCTTTGCAACCGAAAGAGTTCTTTGAATGGTTATGCAAATCACGGCAGGATGCTACATTCTGTATATTTCTAATTCGTAACCTCTTCTTTTTATGAGATAAAAACTTATCTCATTCTCAATTACTTATAAAAAATAAGTACTTTCGAAGAAAAAACTCTTCAATATTTAGACTTACTGACATAGAGCTGTCATAGAAGACGCTATCTTTGTATCAAAAAGTATTCAACTTAATATTATAAAATATGAAAAGATTATTTTTATGCTCATCATTTGCTGATGTTGCTAATCTATTTG